ATGGCCGGCAACACCCCGCGCGGCATCCGTAAACGGCTGAACGCCGCCGGGGAGCCCCGCTATCAAGTCCGCTATCTGATCCGTGACCCCGACGCGCCGTCAGGCTGGGTGGAAACGTCCGCGACGTTCCCGACGCTGCGCGAGGCGAAGGCCTTTAAGTCCGAACGGGACAACGAGGCCGCGCTGGGCGCACGGCGGTTCGACCCCCGCCTTGGTCGGACGCCGCTCAGCAGAATCTGGACGCAGTTCTCCGGCTCAAAGAAACCGGCAGTGTCACCCAAGACCTGGAGCGGCTACACCCAGCACTGGGAATTGCGCATCAAACCGCGGTTCGGTCACGTGCCCGTAGACGAGATCACCCGCGCCGACGTCCAGGCCTTCGTCGACAACCTGACGGTCGGACCGTGGGCGAAGGTGTCGACACTGCGTCTGCTGCGGTCGATTCTCGACGTCGCGCACCAGGACGGTCGGATTCACCGCAATCCGGCCCTGGGCGTCTCCGCGGGCCGCATTCCCGAGCGGGAGCGTCACCGCTACCTGACCGCCCAGGAGGTCCAGACGCTTGCCACGGCGTGCGGCGATCAAGGCGACGTCGTGACCATCCTGGCCTATACCGGCCTGCGCTGGTCCGAACTCGTCGGCCTACGGGTTAAGGACATCGATCTCAGCGCCCGTCGCCTCTACGTCCGACGGGCCGCGCCGGAGGTCGAAGGTCACATCGTCATCGGGCCGCCCAAGACCCAGGCCGGTATCCGAACCGTCCCGCTCCCCCAAGTCGTCGTCGACATCTTCAAGGGGCGCATCACCGGCCGGGAACCAGACGAGCCCGCCGTCACCTCACCTAATGGCGCGATGCTGCGCTCCAACAACTGGCGGCGCCACACCCACTGGAATAGAGCCCTCAAGAAGACCGACCTGGCGCCATTGACCATCCATGATCTCCGCCACACCTACGCCAGTCTGGCCCGCAAGTCCGGCGCCGACCTTCGATACGTCCAGAAGACCATGGGCCACTCCACGCCGACCGTGACCGCGAACATCTACAGCGACCTCTACTCCGACGAGCTGGACCAGGTCGCAACGAACCTCGATCAACTCCACGCGACCGAGATTCACACACCGAAGACCGGACAAGAACCGGACAAAGAAAACTGACAACCGAGTGCAAGAGCCGTGTCAATGCAGGTAAAGAATGGTGGCCAGGGCCGGGATCGAACCGGCGACCTTCCGCTTTTCAGGCGGACGCTCGTACCAACTGAGCTACCTGGCCGGACGGCAGACCCAACTACTTACTGCCTCGCCGTACTGGCGACCCTGACGGGACTCGAACCCGCGACCTCCGCCGTGACAGGGCGGCGCGCTAACCAACTGCGCCACAGGGCCTTACTCTGCTCCCAGTATGACTGGTTGCGTACCCCCAACGGGATTCGAACCCGTGCTACCGCCGTGAAAGGGCGGCGTCCTAGGCCACTAGACGATGGGGGCCCGTTCCGAATCTCTCCGGGGTACCCACAACGCGTGTCGCGTTGGGAGCTTGCACAGCTTAGGACACAACTGCCTCAGAACCCAAACTGGATAACCTCGGTGCTCGCGCGCCGACTCGACCAGTATCCTGTCTCGGCACGCCCCTATAGCTCAGTTGGTAGAGCTACGGACTTTTAATCCGCAGGTCCCAGGTTCGAGCCCTGGTGGGGGCACCAGCAGCACCGCCGTCGTCACCGCCGTCAGGCAGTGAGCGGTAACCGGTGAGGATGTAGTTGGCATCAAGACCGAGCTTGTCGCAGATGTCGTCTACCTCCTCCACCTTCCATCGGACGCCACCGAGGGTTCGGCGTGACAGCCAAGGTTGGCTTACACCAAGCTCTTTGGCCGCCCTGTTCACCGATAGACCCAACGCAACCAGCTCTTGCTTCAGTCGGATCGAAATCGCTTCGTCACGACTGCGACCACGAGGACTGTCAACTAGGACGAGAGTCGTCATGCGGATGATATTACTCGCTATTCGACTTAACACAAGCTCAAGCCGCATCGAGTAGACCCGAAAAGAGCAAGTTCCCGGCGTGTCGCGTTCGCGTCTTGGTCGCTATCCGACTAGAACTGTCCGCATGCCGAATGCAACAAACGAGAAGCGCATGTTGGCCAACATACGAGCCGAGATTGCTCGCGCCGGCCATAGCCAGTCTTCGTTTGCCCGTCAGATCCACATGTCGCAGCCCGCCTTCTCTCGTCGGATGCTGGGGCGCACTCCGTTCACTGTGGGTGAGCTCACTACGGTTGCCGAATCGCTCGGCGTGAGCGTCGCCCGCCTTATGGGCGAAAGGCTCGACGCGAGCTCCGAGCCTGCGGCGGTGGCCTCATGAGCACACTCGTCGCCGTATCCCCGTTCGACGCCTTGCGTCACCTCACCCCCAACGGTCGCGAATACTGGTCCGCACGCGATCTCATGACGCCGTTCGGCTACGGCGCAGACTGGCGCAACTTCGCGGCCGCGATCAACCGCGCCAAGATGTCCTGCCACAACTCGGGCACCGACCCCATGATGAATTTCGTTGGCGCCACCAAAATCACTGGTACCAAGCCCGCCGAGGACTACCACCTCTCCCGGTACGCCTGCTACCTCGTCGCACTCAATGGCGATCCACGCAAGCCCGAGATTGCGGCCGCGCAGACATATTTCGTCATCAAGACCCGTGAGGCCGAAACTGCCACGGCCGCGCCCGCCCTCACGGGCACCGACCTACTCGCCGCCGCCGTGCTCGAAGCTCAGCGGATGATCGAGGCGAAGGATGCTCGAATCGCCGAGCTGGAGCCCAAGGCCGACCTTGCAGATACGTACCTCACTGCACAGGGCGGGTCACGGTTGATCCGGGAAGCCGCCAAGCTGCTCGGCATGCGCGAGCGCGAGTTTCGCCAGTGGCTCTTGGATGAGCGGCTGATCTTCGCCAAACACGCTCCGTGCGGCGCGGTGCAGTACGACCACTACGCGCAATTCGCGCACTACTTCCAAGCGCACGAGCACGTCGTCGCGCACTCATGGGGCAGCTGCGCCCACTACACCTTGCGCATTCTGCCGCGAGGGATGGAACTCATCACCGCACGCTTGGGCCGAATCCCCACGTAATCGCAAGTCCCACAACTGAATAGATAAAGACGCTGGCGGTCCCGTCGCCAAACAGAAACCGCCAGCGTCCCCTACCAACCAATCCTACTGAGAGGACTTGGCATGCCCCAACATATCCGCAGGCGGCCACGCTGGCGCCGCCGACCCCGACTGAGCAGCTACGACGCGATCACCGTTGTGCTAGCCGCTATCGCGGTGCTCGCCGCGATGCTGCTGGCCTCACCGGACTCGCACGCCGACCCGGTAACCGATGACTTCGTGACGACGAGCGGCTGGCGCGTGTGCAACGAGCTGGACGCGCAGCCCAATTTCGACGGCATCCGGTACTCGTACCGGGCACTGTCGGCGCGCGGCTACAGCCTCGATCAGTCGGCCCAGATCATCGTGGGCTCGGTGAAGGTGTGGTGCAAACGCCATGCGCCACTGCTCAAGTCATACGCCGACACCTACGCTTCCGCACCGCAGCAGAGCCAGGGGCGTGCGGCATGACCATCACTTTTGACCCCAACCCCACGTTCGACGAGCTCATGGCCGCGTTCGACAAGGCCGAACGAGCATGCTCCCCCAGCGTCGTGAACATCGTTCTTGATCTCGAAATCGCAGACCTGTTCGAGAGATTGGGCAATCTCGGCATCGCCGTCCTGGTCGCCAACCAGAAAGCGTGGCGCGAGTCCGTCGAGGAATCGGGTACAGACCCGCGATGCGCCTGGACCGCCGACGGCGGCGCCGAGCGCGCACTCATCGAGGTTTTCACCGATCGCGACAGCCGGGACAAAGCCCGCGCCGTGCTCAAGGCGGATGCGTAATGACCGAGGGCACAACACATACCGCGACCGGGTTCCTGATTCTCGAAGCGTCCAGATACAGGTACGGACTCGCTGGCGAGGACGGACTCAGGCCGGTTGATGGCCTGCGCATCGTTGGCCAGCGCGCGAACCGACCGGCGAAACTGGCCCGTGACCAGATCGCGGTGAAAGTGGCGATCACGGTTGACGACGCCGAATTCTCACCCATCACAGCGGAACTCGCGCTCACCCTCGACCCATCGCGGGTCATCCATCCGGTTGTCGAGGATCTGGAGCCTAACGAGTGAATCGGTACTACTGCCCCGTGTGTTGGGCCCGAGTAAAGCGCTCCAGCGGAGGCAATATCACGGGGCATTTCGACACCGTGACCAGGCCTTGCCCCGCTTCGGGATACCCGTTCTCCATTGCGTTGATAACCCCGCTCAACGGTGCCGGGTTGCGGCACACCATCAAGCGGATTCAAGAGCTACGAGAGGCGATTGCCGCATGACAACTACCGCCGAAATCCCAACCGCTGACGGCCTATACAGCGGTATTCCTGATGAGGTCTACCACGCCGACCGCACCAGCTTGTCGTCGTCAGGTGCTCGTGCACTGCTGGCGCCGTCCTCGCCCGAGATCTTCCATCACCAGCAACAGCAGCCGCCAGAACCCCAGCCGCAATACGACTTCGGGCACGTGGCCCACAAGTTCGTGCTGGGCGAAGGCGCCGATATCTGCGAGCTAGATCCGGCCGTTCATGGGCTGAACAAGGATGGCTCCCCCGCCAAGTCGCCCACTGCCACCGCGATGTGGCAGGCAGCGGCCGAGGAAGCGCGCCAGCGCGGTCAGATCCCGATGCACATCGCCGAGGTGGCCAAGGCCAAAGCAATGGCGGCCAGGGTTCACGAGCACCCGCTCGCCGGGCCGCTACTAGCCGACGGGACACCGGAGCTGTCCGGGTACTGGCACGACCGGGAGACGGGCGTGCGCCTGCGGTTCCGGCCCGACTGGCTGCCCAACCCCGGCCGGGGACGGCTGATCGTCGTCGACTACAAGACCAGCTCCAGCGCCTACCCGGGCCACTTCGCCAAGTCCGCAGCCGAATACGGCTACCACCAGCAGGCGCCGTGGTATCTGGACGGCCTGGCCGCGTGCGAGATCGCCGACGACGCCGCGTTCCTGTTCGTCGTCCAGTCCAAAACGGCGCCCTACCCGATCACCGTGGTCGAGCTCAAGCCCGAAGACATCGACCTCGGCCGGCGCCGCAACCGCAAGGCCGTCGACCTCTACGCCCAATGCGTCGCCGATGACCACTGGCCCGGCTACGGCGACCACGTGCACTCGGTATCGCTCCCCAGTTACGCCACCTACCAGCAAGAAGGAGAACTCGATCAGTGACCGTCACCCCCTACCAGCCCATCTCACCCGCACCGCGCACAACGGTCAGCCAAGCCACCTCAGTCGAACAGTCGCGCGCCGTCGCCGAGGTCCAATCCGCCGTCATCGTGGCCCAGCAGATCCCGCGCGACATGCAGCGCGCCGAAGCGGAAATGCGCGATACGTGCAATCGATCCGCGATGGCGAAACAGGCCTTCTATCAAGTGCCGAACCGAGGTAACGGCGCATCGGTGCACCTCATGCGCGAACTCGCGCGAGTCTGGGGCAACGTGCAGTACGGCGTCAACGAGTTGCACCGCGACGACTCCCGGGGCGAGTCCGAGGTTCAGGCGTGGGCGTGGGATGTGCAGACCAACACCCGCTCTACGCGCACCTTCATCGTCCCTCATGCCCGCATGTCAAAGGGGCGCCGCCAAGAACTCACCGACCTTGGTGACATCACGAACAACAACAACAATGCGGGTGCTCGCGCTGTCCGTGAGTGCATCAACGCCATCTTGCCCAAGTGGTTCACCGAAGCGGCACAGGACATCTGCAAGGCCACGCTGGAGAACGGCGAGGGCGTGCCCTTGCCCAAGCGCATTGAGGACATGATCGCCGGATTCCGCGCCATCGGCGTCTCACAGGCGCAATTGGAGACCAAGATCGGCAAGAAGCGCGGCGCCTGGGATGCGGGCGATGTCGCACAGATGGGCATCACCTACACCTCGATCACCCGCGACGGCTACGACAAAGCCGAGATGTTCCCGCCGGTCGCGGGAGTGACAACCGACGAGATCAAGGCCAAGGCCCCGGACAAACCGAAGGCCGAAGCGGCACCAGCTCCCGAGCAGGCACCAGCCCCCGAGAAGGTCGAGGAAGCACCCGAGGCCAACCCCGTTGAATACAACTCGCGCGGTGAGTTTCTGGCTACCAAAAAGACCATCGGCACCATCCGCGGCCTGCTCGGCAACGCGGGCTATTCCCTTCGCGGCGATGCGGCCACCGTCAAGACGCTGACCTATCTGGCCACTGTCGTCGGCCGCGAAATCGCCGATATCAACGACCTCTCCGAAGCCGAGGCCGAGGTAGTGACCGACGTTCTGAACCAACCCACCACAACAGAAGGGAATGAATAAACATGTCCGACAACGAAACCACGGAAGACAAGGCCAAGACCGAGGTCGGCCCCGGAGAGGTCACCGACTTCATCGTCGTGTTGGCCGCGCATGACAAGGGCCGCGCACAACTCAAGGCCTCCAAGCTGCTGGCCCAGTGCGTCGAGGCGGCCCACGTGACCGGCAAGAAGGGAGGAACCATCACGGTCAAGGCGACCATCACCGCACTCGAATCCGGCGCTGTTGGAATCGAAATCGATGTCGACGGCAAGCCTGTCGAGGAATCGGTCAAGTCCATCTGGTTTGACGACGGCGAGGGCCGCCTGTCCCGTGACAGCTCATCGATGTTCTACGGCATCAAGTAATCCACCAACACCAAAGGAGTAATAACCTTGTCCGACAACGCCATTACACTGCCCAAGCACGACGCCGATCTGATCGACGAGCCCGACGCTGACACCTCGCTCTACCTCGTCACCGCCAACGGCGAGAACGGCCTCCAGACCGAGGTTGTCGACGTTCGCGGCAAGGTGCCCGCCGCGTTCGCGCCGCGCGCACCCGAGCGCCGAACCGTCACCGACACAGCCTCATTCCTTGCCGAGGTCACCCGCCGGCCACTACTGCAAGGTCTCTCGACCGTCTGGGGGAACCGGGACAAGGGCCAGGTCAGCGTGATCTACAACGAACTCGGGACAGACGCGACGGCGGACTACACCCGCCGAAATGACGTGCTCACCTTGCAATTCGTCGCCGATCCCGATTGGGCCACCCTGTTCAATGCCGCTGACGGCAGGTTCCACGGCCAGCTGGAATTCGGCGACCTGATCGAACAAGCCGGGCATCTGATCACCTCGCACCAGGCCGCCGATGTCATGGAGATCGTCGACAGCATCCGGGCATCGAGCAAGGGATCATTCGAGTCAGGCATCAAGCGCGCCACCAGCAGCGTGAACCTGACCTACAGCGAGGAAGTATCGGCCAAGGCGGGCACCGCGACGCGGCAACTGGAGGTACCGCGCGAAATCACCTTGTCGGCCCGACCATTCGAGGACTACCCGGTCATCGAGATTCGGTGCTGGTTGCGCCTGAACATCTCGCAGGGGCAACTGGGGCTCGGTCTATTCCCACAGCCCTATCAGCACCTCGTGCGCGATGCCTGGACGCACGTAACCGGCGAGCTGTCCGAGGCCCTTGGGGTGCCCGTCTACGCCGCCAACCTCGGCAAGTAAGGGGGGATCAACCATGCCAGCTTCAATGTGGTTCTTCCTGATCCTGGTCGTCATCGCCGTGATCGCGGTGATTGTCGGGCTGTTCATGCAGCGCGGCAACGACAAACGAATCTGTTTCGGCGGCGCGGGTGTGGCGTTCCTGTTCGCGCTGATCTTCCTCGTGTTCGCCTCAACCACCGTGGTCGGCACCCGGCAGATCGGCATCGAGACAACGTTCAGCCGGCCGACCGGCACCACGCTGTCCAACGGACTTCACCTCAAGGCGCCGTGGTCAGAGGTGACCGAGATGGACGGCGCCGTGCAGATCGACCAGCACAAGGGCGACAGCCGAATCAAGGTGCGTCTGGGCAATAGCTCCACCGCGGACGCCGACGTATCTGTGCGCTGGCAGATCAAACAGGACGCGACACCCGAACTGTTCATGCAGTACAAGACGTTCGACAACGTGCGCGCCAACCTGGTGACTCGCAACCTGCAAGTCGCACTCAACGAGGTATTCGCGTCGTTCGATCCACTGGCACCGAAGAACCTCGACCGCTCACCGCTGCCCGAGCTCTCCGAGAAGGCGAAGGTCATCCTGGCCGCCAAGGTGGGCGAGCAAGTCGAGATCCTCGACGTGGCAGTGCCGACCATCGACTACGACGACGGCACCGAGCAGAAGATCAACCAGCTCAACCAGGAACGCGCCGCGACTGCGGTTGCCGAGCAGGCAAAGAAGACGGCCGTGGAGCAGGCCAAGGCCAACGGGGAGCTGGCGGGCTCGGTCTCACATGACCCCAACGTCCTGGTCTCCAAGTGCCTGGACATCGCCAAGGAGAAGGGCCTCGCGCTGCTGTGCTGGCCCTCCCCCGTCATGCCCACCATCCCCACCAAGTAGAGGAGACCTGATGTCCCGCAACCTCATCGTCGTAGACCTGGAAACAACCGGCCTCGGCCCGCAGTGCGCGCCGATCGAGGTTGCGGCCATCAACGTCGACACCGGAGAAACACTCGAATTCGTGCCGTACGTCGACCTGTCCAAGGTCTCGATCGAGCCCCAGGCCTTCGCCGTCAACCGCTATTTCGAACGCGGCGTGTATGACGCAATGCTCAATCCCGACGACACCATCACAGCGTGGAGTGACCTCGCCGACATCCTGAGCGGCAACACCTTTGCCGGATCGAACCCGACATTCGACGCAGCCATGGTCGCACGCAAGGTTGGCACGCACTGGCACTACCGCCTGGCCGACCTCGCCGCCTACGCGGCCCCTGCACTCGGGCGCGACCCGTCCGAGCTGCCGGGACTGGCCGACGTGCTCGCCGCCCTCAAGGTCGAGAACCGTTGCCCGCATTCGGCATTCGGCGACGCCGAGGCCACCGCCAAAGCATTCGTGAAGCTGCGCGACTTCTACGCAGAACAGCGGGAGTCCGCGCGATGACCGCCCCGTCCATCTCCCGTCGCTACATCGACGCCACCCCTGTGCGCGAGCACCTGGAGAAGCTGCAGGCAATCGGCTGGACCATGGCCGGCATAGCCACCGCAAACGGCAGCCCGGGAAAGCTTGCCGAAAGACTGCGAAAGATAATGCGCGGACAGTCCATTTGTGCAACCTATGTCCGCGACATGGTGATGTGGCTGGACCCCGAGCTGCCACCGGAGACCGGGAATACGTTCGTGCGCAGGTGGTCTGAATACCAATTCATTGGCGTACCGGACCACGAGGCCGCCCGCCGGATGGGCGTCAAGTACGAGTCAATGCGGGAACAGCTGGTACGCCACGGCTTTCCCTATTCGGAGCTCCTGCGCGATCTGGCCCGCGAGGAATGCGAGAAAGCCAAGGCCATCGCATGACGCTGACCGAAGATCAACGCTGGCTGCTGCGAATGGTCGGCGGGTGGACAATGCGCGACTGCCTCATCGGTCCCGCAGGTGTCACCCGTTTGATGCAGTCCTGCTACGGCGGCACCCGCCTGCCTACAGATGGATACCCGGCTCACCTCAAGGGATTTGAGTGCGGACGCGGCAAGATCGTATCGAGGGGCATCCCCGTCGTCACCGTGACCGCCGCGCAGCTGAACAAGTACGCGCGCTCCCTGCCGGCCGAGCTTGTCGCCGAGATGCGCGAGTGCGCCACCGCCGCGCAGCGCAACAACCTACGTCGCCACCAGTTCTGCCGATGCGGGAGCGATCCGTGCGGGTACGCGTACATGGGCGACCGTATCTGCCCGCCGACCGAGCAGCAGGAAGCCGACGCCAAGGCCGAGTTCTGGCGCTGCAATAACTGGACCGAGGACCTACTCGACCGCGCTCTCGGGTTCGCCACCGAGGCCGAGCCCATCGGGCAGCTGGAGCTGTTCGGAGTCAGCGCATGACCGCGCCCTACTACCAAGATGAATCGGTCACCCTCCACCACGGAGACGCGCTCGACGTGGCCAAGGCACTGCCTGCCGGCGGGGCCGATTGCATCGTCACCAGCCCGCCCTACTTCGGCCTTCGCGACTATGGCGAGCCTGGCCAGTATGGGCTGGAGGACTCGTCCGCTGAGTACGTCGAGAACATGCGCGCGCTGTTCGCCGAGCTGCGCCGCGTGCTCGCCGACGACGGAACACTCTGGCTCAACCTCGGTGACAGCTATTACAGCGGCCGAGGCAACCCGGGCCCGAACGCCGACGACCGTAAGAACGTCGCAAGGCGCGGCTGGGTCCGGCCCGTGGACCAGCCCGGGCGCGTGTGGGCTAAACCCAAGGATCTGCTGGGCATTCCGTGGCGGGTCACGTTCGCACTGCAAGATGACGGCTGGACGCTGCGCAACGACATCATCTGGGCCAAGCCCAATACGATGCCCGAGAGCGTCACCGACCGGCTATCTGGCCGTCATGAGCACGTGTTCATGCTCTCCCGCTCGCGGAGCTACTGGTTCGACCTCGACGCGATTAGGGAACCGTACGACGGCGACCGCGCCCCGTCTCGCAGAGCCCGCAGCGGTCACACCACAAAACCCAACAGCATTCGGACGCCATGGCCCGCTGGACGCCCCGAGGCGACGCCACCGGGAAGCTCGCCGCAGACGAACTTTGGCCCAATCGGTCAACGTAACGGCAGGTTTCACGAGAAGGGCCGCAACCCCGGCGACGTGTGGGAGATCCCCACACAGCCCTTCCCGGGCGCGCACTTCGCGACTATGCCGCCCAAGCTCGCACAACGCTGCATCGCCGCCGGATGCAAGCCCGGCGGCACCGTGCTCGACCCGTTCAGCGGATCCGGCACAACAGGACTGGCGGCGCAGAACCTCGGCCGTAAGCACATCGGCATCGAACTCAATCGCGACTACCTAGACCTGTCGCTACGCACCCGGCTGCACGCCGCCCCGCTCGATTTCGAGGCGGGCGCATGAAGCACGCGTTTTGCGACAGGTGCGGGCGCTACTGCGTCGTGCGTAACCACCGGGATTGCGTGTGCCATGACTGCGAGCTGGGCATGAATTCCATAGCGGCGATGCTCAACCCGCGCTGGGCACGACCGATGACCAGCAGCGAGATCCAGCTCGCCCATACCTGGCTGATGATCGAGCTCGGCTCGAAAGTGAGTGCGTGATGACCCGCACCCCCGAGAGCACCAAGGCGTATCAGGCCGGTCTGTGCGTGGACTGCAAGACCGAGCCGCACAGCGCCGGTCGGCCGCGGTGCGAGAAGTGCCATACGAAATTCAGAAGGGGTGAGTGATGCGAGCAATCACTGTGCGTCAACCGTGGGCATGGCAGATCATGCACCAGGGCAAGAATATTGAAAACCGCACCCGCAATATCGCTGGCAAGTACCGTGGCCCAGTTGCGATACACGCCGCGCTCAAGGCCGACGAGGCAGCGTTGGCGCGACTGCCCATGCATGCGCCCGGATGGGTAACCGCACCACGGGTATTCGACTATGGCGTCATTCTCGGCGTGGTCGATCTGGTTGAGGTGCACCAGTCGGCGCCGTTCTGCTGCGGGAGCGACTGGGGAGAGCTGCTCTGGGGCGGGTACCACCTCGTGTTGGCCAACCCGCGCCCGATTCCACTGAATACACAACCGCGTTGCCGCGGGGCGCTCGGTCTCTGGACCCCGCCCGCTGACATCCTCGCACGTCTCCAGGCAGTGACGTAGTGCCCATCCGTCCGGAGAACCGCGACCGCTACCCCAAGGACTGGCCCGAGATCTCGCGCCGCATCCGATTCGAGCGCGCCGGGTATCTCTGTGAGTGTCGTGGTGAGTGCGGACGTGACCACACGCGGGATGACGCCGCAATGGCCCATGAGCGCTTGATGTGGGTAGAGCCCGGCCGCTGCACAGCGATTCACGGCGAGCCACACCCACACACCGGCAGCCGAGTCGTGCTCACCGTCGCGCACCTCAACCACACCCCCGAGGACTGCCGCGACGAGAACCTACGCGCGATGTGCCAGGGGTGCCACCTGCACTACGACGCCGAACACCACGCGCAGACGCGCCAGCGGGCACGCACGGCAGCTCTTGAGGCACAGATGGACCCACTATTCGGCCCCGAGATTTTGGGGTGTGAGGGGGGTGCAGAACGTGCCGCAGTCTGAATACATGCACGCGAATCAGAGAAAGGAACACCGTGGCTAACTCGGCCGGAATGCTCAAGGAATCAATCTGGCGCGACGGCCATTTCCGAGCGCTCACACGCACCGCGCAATGTACCTATGCGCAGCTGCTCAGTCAAAAGGATCTCGACCGCGCCGGGATGCAACCACTTCAAATCACCAAGTGGGCCAAGGGGTGCAACGAGATGTCCGTCGAAGACCTACAGGCCGACCTCGACGAGCTGGAGCGCGAACGGTTCGTGTTCTACGACGAGGACACTGACGAACTGTTCGTGCGCGCCTACATGCGTACCACCGAGGTCACGCGGTATCCGCAGTACCTCAAGAGCGCCTTGAAATGCGCCGTCATGGTGGCCTCACCCAAGCTGCGCCATGAGCTGGCGGTCGAACTACGTCGCCTGCGCAAGCCCGAGGCGACCAAGGTCGCCAATGAGATTGACCCGTCTGACCCTGACCCCGATGACACCGTGACGGAACCGTGCGAGAACCCTGACGGCACCGTGCCAGAAGGGTGCGAGAACCCTGACGGCACCGTGAACCCTGACGGCACCCTGCCCGAACCCTCTAGGGAAAGGGTAAGGGTAGGGGTAAGGGAACTTACGTTGGTAAGTACTCAAGTTGGGGAGCGCTGCGCGCCGCCCCCCGAGTTCTGCCCCAAGCATCCTGGCGGCACCGAGGACCCGTGCCGCGCCTGCCAGCGCTACCGGGAGCAGTACTCCCAGTGGGCCGCAGACGACGCGGCTCTCGCCGCCGCCAAGCAACGCGCACAACACCAGGGCGAGCGAGATGCCAAGCGCCAGGCCATCGCCGCGTGCCGCCTGTGCGACCAGGACGGCTACAACGGCCTCTCCGTCTGCGATCACGTCGACCGCTCGGCCACCGCCAGGGCCGGACTCGCCAGAGCCCGCGCAGCGCTCGAAAATCCCCCCGCCGCGACCGGATAGTCCCGAACGGCCCGTACGCCCGCCAGCGTTCGACTCAACCCCAGGAATCGATATGCGAACGGAGACACGATGACCGAGAAAGCCTCCCGAGACCAGTTCGTCGGACCGCACCTGTCCAACGGTGACCGTGCGGCCGTGCGGCTCGCAGACGGCACGCTGGTCGAGGGCTACTGGTACAACGGCGCGGTGCTCGACGAGCCGCGCGAGCCGTCGCAGTCGGCTTACACCCTCGATGCAGTGTTCGCCTCCCACAATCCTCCGGCGATAAAGCTCAACGCCACGTTCTGGCCGAACCGTCCACCCGCACCCTGGCGGATCTGCAAGCTCGACGGCGAATGGCGCATCGAGAGGCGGCTCACCGATGGCTACGAGACCTGGTGCCGGTTCGACAGCAGCGCCGAAGCATTCGGCGCGTTTGCGGCCGGTGGTGCGCGATGAGGCACGGCGACGCCGATCGCATCACGCAGATGTGCGAACAGGTCGGGATGCCACTGCAGCCCTGGCAACGCCAGTACCTCGCCCAGATCGAGCAGCACGATATCGATGTCCAATTCGCCAAGATGGTAAGGGGATTCAACCGTTGACCAAATGCAAGCGGTGCGAACGCGCAACCGATCTGTTCGTGTGCAAGGCCTGCATCGCGGAGCTGCGCAAGCGCCTGGCCGATCTGCCGTGGTGGATCGATCGACTCACCGAGACCGCAGTCGGACAGGCGAACCTGGGCGACGGTGCACGCAAGGGCGAGCGCCGCGACGTGCTGCACGGCGACGACACGCTCGTGAGCCACGTCGAACCGTTTCCCCGCGACAAGGACACCACCCCGACCGCCAGGGACCACCGGGACCGGCACCAGGCGGCGCTGTGGCATGCCCTGGCGCTCGGCCGGGTCAACGGGCGCGCCAGCGATGAGCTGGACCGGATCGACAACGCACTGTCGACGACCATCCGTGACATGTGCGAGACGCGTGGGCTGGAGGTGCCCGAGTTCCGCACCCGGCCAAGGCCTCTGCCGGTGGTCGTCGAATCGGGTGCTCGGCGGCCGGCAGATCGGTTCAGCCTCGATTCGGCGCCGCCGGCCCGGGCGGGCTTGTGTCGACGGTGCTTCGTCACGCTGCCCGCCTCGGCGGCCGGGCCACTGTGCGACGACTGCGACGGCGCCCCAGAGATGTGCACGGCCGACGAATCCCCCGCGGACGACCTACGCGTGACCTACGCCGGAAGGCGCGGCGACGAGACGCAATCAATCGCCACGACAGCGCGCATGGCCAAGTGGCTGCACCGGCACGCGTCCAACATCGCGCTGCAGGAGAACGGCGCCGAGATCTGCGACGAGATCGAGCAGGTGTACCGGTCGATCACCCGGGTTGTGAACCGCCCACCCGAGCCCATGATCATCGGGCCGTGCATCACCGACCCGGCACCCGACGAGGTGCTTGCCGAGCGGGGCCGCAAGGGCGACAACTCAACCCGGTGCGGGTACGCCCTCATGGCGCCGAGTCACAGCGGCTCGATCGTGTGCCCCCAGTGCGGTACCGCGCATTCGGTGGCCGACGTGCTGGCGCGCAACCTCGGCGAGCTCGACGACCGCAACGCGACAGTGCGCGAGCTCGTCGACGTGGTACTCCCCCGCCTCGACGAGCACGTGCCGCAGTCGACCATCGAGCGGTGGATTAGACGCGGGTGGGTGCCGGTGCGCGGCCGGGATGCTCAGGGGCACCAGATGGTTCGCATTGGCGATGTGCGCGCGGTGCGAGCAGAGCGTCCCAGGAACGCGAGGATCGGCAACCGGTAGGCGTCGATTCCACCAAGGCCGTGTGGATCACAAACCCGACACGAGCAAATTACAACGATGTAATTCTCCCAGCGTGCGACACGCCATAACGATATCCCGCAACATGTCGGGGACGCCTGCTTGGCTATGGCTCATGAAAAGACATCGGGGCGGGATAGCTGTACTGCTGGCGGGCACACTCACCACCCTTGGACTCATCGGCGCGCCTGCCGCACACGCCGCAGTCGGCCTGTATCCGGGCATGCCCATCACTAACCGTGACATCAGTAGCGCGTGCAGTCTGGGATTCTTGGCCACTAACAGCGCCGGCAAGAACCTGGCGATCACGGCGGGACACTGCTCCACTGCTCTCGATCAGGTGTTCGTCAGCCAGAACGGAACCAAAATCGGCTCCGTCGTGGCTCGCCGGGATGACGACGGCGACGCCTCTTTCGGGTACACCATGCTCTGGCTGTACGACAGCACATATACCCAGGACGCCTACTTCGCCGCCTGGCGCAACCCCAGCGTTGGTACCACGGTGCGCAAATACGGCATGCGCACCGATGCGACAGACGGCAAGATCACTGCCGTCTACTACAAGTACGACGACGAGCGACCGAACACGTCGTCGATATACAGCAACGTCGATGTGTTCGGCGGCGACAGCGGCGCACCCTGGTACACGTTCAATGACAGCGGCAAGCCAGTTCTAGTCGGCATTCACGTCGGCCACACCTCCAGACAAGAGGGCACTTACCTGCTTAAACGCGCCTACGCCTTCCCTGCAGACAGCCTCACCCGCCACATCCGCGCCTATGCCGGAACCTGGGGTGCGGGATTCACCGTGAGCGGGCCGCCGCGCTGACGCAACGGGTGATGTCGGCCCCCCCGGCGTAAAACGAGCGCATGGCACGCCCACCGCGCGATAAGTTCCCCAACACATACGTCGGTGACCTCGTGCCCAACGGCAAGGGCTGGACCGTCGTCAGCCCTCTCTACTGTCCCGCGGGTGGGCGAGATGTGACTACAGCCGAGGTGCAAACAAGAACGAAAGCAGCTTCTCTCGTTTGTTCGTGGTAGCGATCGCGCGGCCGGTCAATATCACACATATGACGGCCCCGACGAGCAGTGCGGCCTGAATAAGGTGGCTGGCGGCTGGCAGGGACCGATAGCTGGGAAATATCTCTTCAAGGAACATGTCGAAATACACGATGATCGGCATCGATCCGATGAGCGCGGGCACGCCTACCTGCGCGCCGCTAAAGTCGACCCGCTGGGCGTTCCGCACGGCGAAATGCAGGAAGAAGACTGAAACAGTCGCTAGTACTGCACAGGCCCAATATGTCTGAATCGCGTCAGAAAGGGCCGCTGGGCCAGTAAGTGACAATCTACGCTTGCCGCCCTCCGTAGCGACATCAGGCCGAATGTATGGATGAAAGATCAAGATCGACGAAATGGTGAGCGCCAGCCATGAAGAAGCCTCGACTAGCCTTCCGGCATTGTTTATCCGGTCATGCTTCGAGACACTCAGGATCTTAGCGATGGTCTGCATCGAGCCATGCCCGACGGCCAGGATGGCGAGCATCCGAGATACCGCAGGCCAAAGGTCTATTTGATCCATGTCTGGAAGATACGACGAACTGATCCGACACACCGTCAACGGCGCGTGTTGTTTGGCCCGTTGACTTGCGGAACATGGTTTTCGCTGTATCAGGGGTGATGTCAGACCCCCGGCGTAGAACTGGCGAATGGACGGACGTAAGGCCATTCGTGAGGTCATCGAGAGCATCCCGAACCTCTTCGGGATAACCCGAGGTGTGACCATCGGCGCCGAAGGCCAGACCGAGACCGTTCTCTACACGCAGGCGCAGGTCGCCGACATCATCGCCTCGATACTGCCCGACGCCCTCAAGACCAAGGGGCATGTGATGATCGAGCTGGGCGACATCGAGACCGGCGAGACCGGCCGCCGCTACATCCGCGTGCCCATCACCGCGCGACCGTGGGCCGACGGCGAGGTCCGCATCTCGCCGCGGGGCAACGAAGTGGCCATTGCCAATACACCGCCCGTGCTGCCCATGCAGGACGTGCCGGCTCTGGCTGCGGCGCTGATGGCTGCTCGCACTGCCTGGCGTCCCGGCTCGCAGGCACGGGCATAGCAACGAAACGTCGCTGAATCGGATAGCAAATTACAGAGCTGTAATTTGACTAGGTTGACGCGCCCGTCGTGTCGTAGGGCAAATTTGTCGGCCGTCGTGCTTAGGCTCGCGTCATGAAAAAATACGGGGGGTCTATTACCTGGATCCAGGTCATCTTGCTAACCACTACAGCACTGGTTGCGCCGCCGCATTCACGTGCCGACACAGACGCCTATTGGGCATGGCCGGGGATGCGGTTCGACGTGTACGCGGACCACTCTTGGTCCTCGTGCAGCGTCGGGTTCCCGGCCTGGGACAGCGCAGGCAAGCGGTACTTCATCACCGCAGGCCACTGCTTCCGCGATGACGACGGCAGCCATTACGTCGATGAGAACGAAGCGGGCATGGACATCTACTCACCCGGTGACCACAGCACGCCAGTCGGGTACGAGCGCAGCCATGCCGTTGCCGGTAACGGCTGGTACACCGACGTATCACTAGTCGAGATGTACCCAGGGGAAAAACTGCACGGCGACGGGTGGAATGACCTCCCAAGCAACGCCACCACGGCCGATGTTGGCGATTCAGTGTGCCTGGCCGGATACCAACACGAGAAGACGAACTGCGGAACGGTAACCGAGACCGATGCGACGATCATCGAAGACGGATACCCATGGAAAACGTCGGTCACCCGCACCTCCTATTGCTCGCACCACGGCGACAGTGGCGGAGCCGTCTACAACCGCTACGGAGCCTTGGGCATCAACGTCACAGGCAGTGAGGAACACAACGAACCGGGCACCCCGGGAGCCTGCCGAAGCTCGTACATTCCCATCACCACTGCGCTACGGCTGTTCCGCAAGTCCCGTCCGTCGCTAACGATTTAGAAGCGCCAGCGCTTCTGCACTTCTAAATACACAGGAACACGGCTCTCATCTGGCACAGCAAGATGCTTGGCGCATTGGAGTTTTACGCACCGGACTACTGCACTAGGAATGGTTCCGAGGCGGTTGCGTTCTCAAACCCTTGAACAGACGCTCGCCATTCATAGCGCCCCGGAGCCAACGCCAGACCACCCGAGATTGCCACTGCGACTGGCATACGCATCGCTGTTCCATGGGCAAGTCCTGCTGGGCGTCCCGCTTCCGCCGCGGCCTCGAACACCATCGGCTGCAGGCCAACAGGCCCCGGCACTGATACCGGCTCACCATCCTCAGTGAGTAGCTCACAACGGACGGGATGCAAAAGATTCGTCTCGTTCCAATCAATATCTAAGATAATGACGAGGGAGAACGCCGGGAGTGGCGTCGGGACCGTCGTCCAACCAAGGCCGATTGCGTTGATCTTGCCCTTGTCGTCCGTCTGGGCGAAGTCAGCCAGAAAAAGCGAGACCCTCACGTCGAGTGAGCGTATACCGTCGAAACCGCTGTGATTGTCGGCGCAGCCGACGATACCTCTCGGGCGGTTTGTGATGCGGCCTGCGCCACACCGCCGCGCAGATTAAACACCAAGTTTGCCCCAGCTACATTGACCCGACCAACTGGACGCGGCACGCGCGGCTCCCAGTCCATACACAGGTAGGCGAACTTGCCGTCGGCATCCACCTGTGCGACCGTGCCCATGTAGTGGAGGTTTTCTTCCGGGTCGAATGCTTCCACCCGGTCACCTTGAACCAGCGGAGATGTGGCCCGGCCTTGGTTAGCACGCACCATCCCGCCGCGCACGGTGGTGCTGAAATCGACCTTTACACGCTTCATTCAGGCTTCCTCTGCTTCCCTCCAGAAGGCGTTGGGATCGGCTCATCAAAGCACTGAATGAACGCCGACAGTGTGGATTCTTGCACTGGCTCCTCAAAAAGAACATGGTGATGGGTGTGCGGTTGCCCATCTGTTATGTCCGCTTCAAGCTGGAATCCAGCTTCCTCAAGCCTACACACAGTGCTGACCTGCACCTTTGAGTGAATAACGTCGCTAACAATGCATAGCTCGACCAGTGACATCCCCGGATGTTCATGGACGGTGCGCGAGACATCACAGAATACTGACAAAACCGCGCCGTCTCCGTCCTCAATCGCCATCTCGACCTTCGTCTTCAACATCGCCGGGTCTCGGATCGTTCCACCACGGACAACCAGCGCATCCGGGTGTAGTGGCATGACGCGAATCTACTTGTCGATACCAGACGGGGACTCGGCGGAGGTGCGCCGTCCGCGTCTTATAGATGGACTCACTGCTACCGCGCCCGCTGGGAGCCGCACTGATGGCGCCACGCGCCACCTTGAGCCTGGTTGATAGCGACACGCGACAGAGCGGGCAATCCCTCACTGACCTGCACGTATGGCAAAATGAGTCTCAACATGTCGGTGGGACAACTATGTCCATCGCATGAAAACCCCGGCCTAGCTGGGGTTTTCGTCGTTTTAGGGATTGGTGATCGTCCAGCTGTCCGATGACGGCCCGGACATGTGCTCGCTCATAAGGTCCCGACCTCGATTAGGACCTGGCCGGCCTTGTCCGTGACTCTGAATTCGTCGAATCGCGGCAGATACACCACGATGGCACGGTCAGAGTAGATGATCACCTCTGCCACGCCATCGCGCGTGATCATCGGCTCATCGGGAAAGGCCGGAACGACATACTCGATGAGCGCATCATCATCGCTGGCCAGCGTCACACTGTCGCCTATCGGTTCTACCGTGAGTTCCCAATCGGAGTCGGCTTCAGTCTTCACACGAAGCCGCGCTGTAGGTCTGCCACCGAAGGCTTCCGTGTCACCCGCAGCTTCCGGGACGTGGCCAGGCGCACCGTCTGAAACGTCACGGCGTCTGTGGTCCGACACCCAATGTCCAGCCTTGCGAACCAACTGCCAACTGAGGTAGCCAAGCACGACCGCAACCGGCGTCAGCACGACGATCCCAATACTCACTGCGCCCCCTAGACCTCACCAGCCCTTTGCTGGCGACCTTCCCATTCTGGCCTAGCCGGCTCTTCTGCACCAGGTTGCGCATCACCAGATCAACCAGCCAATCTCCGCGCAGCCCCCAAAGGAGAACCCGACTTACTATGAACCAATCCCTAATCGACCTACTCACCCGCACGTTCGCTGCCGGTGCTCTACCGCATCCTGGTGATGCGAATTCGGGCCCGCGGGCGATCCCGATTCCTGGCTTCCGCTCCACGGGCATGTCAGAGGCTCAGGCGCAGGAAATGATCGGCCAGGCCGCCAAGCTCTGGGCCGAGGCCATCGAGTCGGTCATCGATGGCGAATTCGACGTACTCACCAAAGCCGATGCGGCACAGCTGCGCCAGGACGCCGCAGACGCGCCGGACGGCACCCGAATCGTCACGCTGTACGACCGCACCGACCACCAGCGCGCCACGCCCTTGTTGGTGCTGACGGTCGGCAAGACCGACGACGTGACGATCGATGCCCGTCAACTACGAAAGTTCCTAGCCCAATGAGCAATATCAAGATCACCGTCGACGGCAAGGTCCTCATGGACACCGACCCAGGTAAGTGGCGTTCCACGCCGCCGGATATCCCCGACCTTAAGCGCCAATCCGGCGGGCAGGGTTGGGGTCTGGCCGCGATGGTCACTCTCGCGCAGGCGGGCACGCTGGCCGAGCTGGGCCAGCCCATTGGGAACACCACGATGACCATCACTACCCGCGCCAACGGCTGGACGCTGGATGTGGAGCAGGACGGCAGCGAGCCATCCGTCGCACCCGTCAAGGTCGCACCCGCTCCTACGGCACCGTCAGCGCGCGCCGAGGCCGAGCCGGATACCGCACATGCCGAGGCCCGGCCGTAAGGCCAGCACCACCGATCGCGGTCTGGGCTGGAAACACCAACAGCAAGCCGAAGGGCTGTTGCGCCGTCACGTAGACGGCACACTGTGCTGGTGGTGTGGCCTACCGATGTTCAAAGCGCCCTTGCTGGAGCGCAACTGGGACCGCAAGCAACTGGCCGCAGACCATAGTCAGGCTCGGGCATTCGGCGGACAACGCGCCGATCGCCTACTGCACGGCATCTGTAACAGCCAGCGCCAGGACGGCAGGCACGACGCCCACCGGCCCGTGGCCCTCGACGTTCATCCATCCGAGTGGTCCGTAGCCCTTGCGGCACTGGGCATCACCGCCGCGCCCGTCATCACTGCCGACAACCTCGCGATGGACTGGTGACCCTGTACCTGGTGACCGGCCCGCCTGCGGCCGGCAAGTCCACATGGGTGCGACAGCACGCTAAGCACGGCGACATCACGATCGACTACGACGCCATCGCCTCGGTGCTCACGCCCGCGGGTGGAGATCCGCACGACCCGCCGCAGCACGTCCGGTCGGTCACCAAGGCCGCACGGCTGGCCGCGATCGATACGGCGCTGACGTTCGCGGGCCAGTGCGATGTGTACCTGATCCACTCCATGCCCGGCGAGGGCCTACTCGCGCGTTACCAATCCGCTGGCGCGCAGGTCATCACCATCGACCCTGGTCAGAGCGTGGTCATGGCCCGATGCAAAGCCGAACGACCGTGGCGCATGGCGCAGGCAGCAAAGCGGTGGTACGCCGACCAGTCACACAGCAAACATCCCGACCCTGCCAGCAAATACGACGGAGGTGTGATGTCGTGGTGATCGCCAGCCGATGGGCCGAAAAGCCCCTGACCAGCACCGATGCACACGCCCGAAAGTGCCATAACCGCAGGTCAAAGCCCATCCCCCTGAAATTATCCAGGTGGGGGGCCTTCCTGACCCCCGGAGGCTCCCGTCAGGTTTTTTTTGAACGCGGGGAGCGATGACAGCAGCCACGAAACCGGCAAAGGCCACCGCTAACTCAGCAAAGACTCCAGCTAAGCGGGCAACGCGTCGGCAACCGGCCTCCGAGAAGACAGTCGGCCAGCGACTCATCGAAGAGTTGTCACAACCCGACGACCCCTACCCCTTGCGGCTCATCATCGAGCAGGCCGGATACGCCGCCGACTACCTCGCCCGGCTCAACGCTCTACTGGACGGCGACCGCGAGGCCTGGCTACAGCTCAAGATCGGCGCCAAGACCGTCGAAGTGGTGGTGAACAACGTGCTGGTGCAGCAGCGCCAGCAGGCCGAGCAGATGCGCAAGCTGATCACCGAGGTCTATCGCCAGCGCGCCGCACTGCCGGATGATCCCGATGACGACGACGTGCTCGCCGGTATCTGACCTGGCACCGCGTGAGTGGCCAGAGTTCATCGGCTTGTGGCCACGCCTGAAGGGCAGTCAGACACCACGATTCGAGTCCCGACACCCCGGCGATGAATCATGGGGCGACCGGGCGGCGCGCTTGGGATCGCGAATTGGCGTGCGCTGCATGCCCTGGCAGTGGCTCACCTTACGCGCGGTGCTCTCGCTGCAGGAGCCCAACGAGTGGGGCGATCGCGTCTGGACGCACCGCGACGTGTGCATTGAGTGCCCACGTCAGAACGGCAAGACCCTGATCGTGGTGCTACGCATCATCTTCGGGATGCTGGTGCTGGGGGAGAAAATCGCCTACACCGCCCAGGAATGGGAGACGGCCAAGGACGTATTCGGCCGCTGCGTCGATGTCATCGACCGCATCCCGTCTCTCAAGAAACGCCTACGCTCCGAGCCAACTTCGGCGGGCAACCGCGGGCTGATCAAGCTCGGCAACGGCGAGGCCAAGTTCGGGCCGCGCACCGCCAAGTTCGGTCGCGGTCTGACCGAAGTGGATCTGCTGATACTCGACGAGGCCTACGACCTCACCGCGCAGGCCGAAGCGAGCTTGACCGGCGCGACCCGCGCCTCGACCAAGGCGACCGGGCCGCAAATCTGGTACGTCTCAACACCTCCGGTGGCCTCGGTACACCCCAACTGCCAGATCCTCACCGGCATGCACAACCTCGGGCACAAGCGGTCCCCGGATCTGTACTACGCCCTCTATGCAGTACCCGAGGGCACCGAGCTCGGCGATATCGACGCGTACCGCCTGGCGCACCCCTCCCTGGGTGTCGTCGGCGATGAGCACGAGCTCGAAGCCAAACGGCGCAAGGCCCGCACCGCCGAACAGCGGGCGATCTTCACCGCCGACTACCTCGGGATCGGCGACTACCCGCCCGACGAGGACGAGGTTGGCTCGCCGATCCCGAACTGGAGCGACATGGCGAACGCCGACGCGAAGCTCACGGGAGCCCGCACCATCGCGGTGCGGCGATCCTGGAACCGTCAGGTGTGGTCAATCAGCGCCGCGCAGATGGCCGAAGACGGCAACATCCATGTCGAGGTGGCACCGGTGCGCACCGGTACGCACTCCGAGATCGCCGAGTATCTGGTCGCCAAGGTCACCGCGTGGAATCCGGTGGCGCTGGTGATCGACCGTAAGAACACCGCACAGGTACTTGAACCGCTGCTCATCGCCGCCGGTATCGAGCCGCTGATGATCGGCACGTCCGAGATCGCGCAGTCCTGTAGCGGTTTCCTGGCAGACGCCGATGCCGTCAAGTTGTCGCACAGCGATCAAACAGTGCTCAACGACGAAGTGGCCACCGCCAGCATGCGCGAGCTGCCCGGCGGCGATTTCGTCTGGGCCGAAGAACCGGGCGGCGCAGGCATGCCGCTGATGAACGTGTCCATGGCGCACTGGGCCCTACGCAAGTACGGAACCAAGGCACCCGCCAAGACCGTCAGCGCCCGCACCGGGGCTACACGAGAGCGCCAATCACACCGGCATAGCGCCGATTTCGACGCGATGAGCGCCGCATTCTGAGAAAGGGGGCGAGCATGGCCGATCAGCAGGCACCGAAGAAGACCGCCGCCCCGCGCACCGAACAGGGGTACGTGCTCAGCTCGGCCGGCGCGACCGGCTGGGGCGGGCCCACAGACCAGTTCGAGCAGACCACCGACCTGATCTGGCCGCTGTCGGTGTGGACCTACACGCGCATGGTCCGCGAGGACGCCCGAATCTCATCGGTGCTACGGGCAATTGGGCTGCCCATTCGCCGCACCGCGTGGCGTATCCGCCAGAACGGCGCCAGCGATGAGGTCACCGAGTTCATCGCCCGCAATCTGGGTCTACCCATCGAGGGCGCCGCCGACGAGAACGAACCCCAGGCGCGCACCCGCGGCCGGTTCTCCTGGGATAAGCACCTACAGCAGGCCCTTACGGCATTGCGGTACGGGCACTCGGTATTTGAGCAGGTCTACCGCCTCGAAGGCGACGGCGCCAACATCCGCGCCGTGCTGCGCAAGCTCGCCCCGCGCCCCCAGGTGACCATCGCCAAGTGGAACGTCGACCGCGACGGCGGCCTGGCCTCGATCGAGCAACACCCCTCCAGCGGGTTCACCATGACATCGAGCGGAGTGGCGCTACCCGCTGGCGGGCCAATGGATTCGATCATTCCCATCAACCGGCTGGTCGTGTACGCGCACGAACCCGACCCGGGGGTGTGGATCGGCAACAGCCTGCTACGGCCTGCCTATAAGCACTGGAAGCTCAAAGACGAGCTGATGCGCATCGAGGCCGCCGCAGCCCGCCGCCACGGCATCGGCGTCCCGTGGATCAAGGGCAACGAGAACGACTCTCAGGACGAAGAGCGCATGGACGCGCTGCTCGATGTCGCCTCTAAGTACAGCGGTGGCGAGTCGTCCGGCCTGGCCCTGGCTGAGGGACAAGAGGCCGGGATCATGTCGCCATCGGGCACCCCGATGGACCCACGCCGTGCGATCGAGTACCACGACCACCAGATGGCCCTGGTTGCGTTGGCGCACTTCCTGAATCTGGATGGCAAGGGCGGCTCGTACGCGCTGGCCAGTGTGCAAGCCGACACGTTCGTGCAGTCGGTCCAGACGGTCGCCGAAGACATCCGCAACACCGCACAGGCGCACATCGTCGAGGATCTGGTCGACCTCAATTTCGGCGAGGACGAACCGGCGCCGCTGCTGGTGTTCGATGAGATCGGTTCGCGCCAGGACGCTACCGCCGCGGCGCTGCAAATGCTGGTCAACGCAGGACTGTTGACACCCGATCCACGTCTTGAGGCCTTCATCCGCTCGGCCACTGGCCTGCCGGGGCCCGACCCCAACGCACCCGAGGCCGAACCGGAGCCCGACGACGAACCCGCCGCCGCGCCCCGCAATAGCGGAAGGCCGGTGCGCGTGCGCACCCATACCCGAGCACGCCCCGGCGGCGCCAGCACGGCCACGAGGAACGGAGACCCGACGCTGTGGTGACCAAGAATCTCACGGCGGGCCAACGGCCCCCGTGGTACAGCATCCGCAATGCCGCCAAGACCGATGGCGGCCCGGCCGAGCTGCTGATCTACGACGAAATCGATTCGTGGTACGGCATTTCCGCCGAACAGTTCGCCCGCGACCTGAGCGCGATCGACAACGACGCCATCACGGTGCGCATCAACAGTCCCGGCGGGTCGGTGTTCGACGGCATCGCCATTCTCAACGCGCTACGTGATCACCCCGCCACGGTGACCGTCGTGGTCGACAGCCTCGCGGCCTCGATCGCCTCGGTGATCGCGATGGCCGGCGATGAGATCGTGATGAACCGCAACAGCCAGATGATGGTGCATAACGCGTGGGCGGTGTGTGTGGGAGATGCCCGCGATATGGAGAAGAGCGCGGCGCGACTGGCTCAGCACAACAGCAACATTGCGCAGATCTACGCCGACCGGGCTGGCGGCACGGTCGAGGACTGGCTCGACGTGATGGCTGAGGAAACCTGGCTGCTCGCCGACGAAGCGGTCGAGGCCGGTCTCGCTGATCGCGTCGTCGAGCTACCCGAGCCTGACTCCAAGTCGGCCGCCGCGCGTGCATCGGTGTTCGATCTGTCGGCGTTCCGATATGCCGGACGCCAGTCCGCGCCCGCACCGCGAATTGCACTGGTGCACAACAAGACCCCTCGGCCCGAAAAGGGCGAGGTCAACAGAGGAAAGGAGCCCATTGTGGCAACCCTGAATGAGGGCCTCGCCAAGCTGCTCGGTATCGATGCCGACGCCGACGACGAGACCATTTTGTCTGCCGCCGCCGAAGCGCTCGAAGAGCGTGCCGACGACAGCCAGGAAAGTGACGAAACCCCGCCCACTGCACCGACTCTGGAGCAGGCCACCGCTGCGCTCGCCAAGGCCGGTATGACGGTCGTCGAGCGGGCCCAGTACGAGGCCACCGTCGCGGCCGCGCAGGCGGGCGCCGAGGCGCGCGCACAGCAGTTGCGCGAGGGTGACGAGCGCGTGGTCGATCAGGCCATCGCCGACGGCAAGGTCGCCCCGGCGCGCCGCGAGCACCACTTGCAGGCGCTCGCCGCCGACCGCGAAGGACACACCGCCGTGCTGGCCGCGCTGGCACCCGGCCTGATCCCTCTCGCCGAGACGGGGCATTCCACGCAGCCCGCAGACGGTCCGGTGCCCAATGACCTGAGCTGGTTTGACTCCGCGCCCACCGCGCCGAGTTCGGAAGGGAAGGAATAGATCATGACCAACGAGAACGTGGGCGTCTACGAGCCCGGCCGCGACATCACCGGCCGCGCCACAGCTGCCATCACCGGTAAGCGGTTCCTCAAGATCAGCGGCAACCGCACCGCCACCGGCAATATCGCCGTCGCGCCCGCCGACGCGGCGGGCCGGGTGTGCGGCGTCTCCAAGTACGACGCGGCCAGCGGCGACATTGTTGGTGTGGCGCGCGGCAATTCGCGCGTCACCTACGTGACCGCCGACGGCGCGCTCGCCGCATTCGATGAGGTCGAGGTCGGCACGGCCGGCAAGGCCAAGAAGTTCGCCAGCGGCGTCGCCGTTGGCTACGCACTGTCCGCGGCCACCGATGGCGCCGACGCCGAGATCAGCCTCTACTAGGAAAGGGCTACCCACCATGACAACATCTCCCGTCGCGTACCCGCTGGGTGCGCCGGTCATCAATGACAACAAGATCTCGGTCGACCTGGCATATAAGCAGCCCGGCCGGATCACCAAGCGGCTCTCGGACCTGACGCTGCAAAAGTTCATTACCCCGGAACTGTTTTCGTCCTCAGGGGCGAGCACCACCGCCGGGGCGATCATCTACGACGTGATCCGCATCAACGAGCTGTACACCAAGAACGATGTGGAACAGCGCGGCCCGTCCGACGAGTACACGATCGTGCAGGGTGAGCGCACCCAGCCCGAGGTCGCCAAGTCCGAGGACTGGGGTGGCAAGTTCTGGATGTCCGATGAGGCGATCCGGCGCAACGACCGCGCCCAGATGGACCGCCTGACCACACAGCTGGCGAACACGCTGGTGCGCAAGATCAATCAGCGCACCGTGGCCGTGCTGGAGGCCGTAATCGCCAGTCTCGGCGGCGCGGGTGTCATCCCCGGCCACGACTGGGGCAACGTCACCCTGACCGGCAACAACCCCACGCCCAACAACGCGCGCCCATTCGCCGACATCATCGCCGCACAGCTGGCCGCCGATGTCGAGGAATTGGGCTACGTCTACAACGTGTGGGTCGTCAACCCCGTGCAGTACGCGGACCTGCGCATCGCCTACGGACCGGACTTGCCGCAGATCTTGGCCGACGCCGATATCTCGATGTTCCGGTCCAACCGCGTCGCCAACGGCACCGCCTACGCGGGAGTGCGCGGCGGTGTCGGGTTCCTGGACTACGAACAGATGCTCTCGACCGAGACCTGGCGCGAGCCCAAGACCAAGCAGAACTGGGTCCAGTCTTCGGTGCTGCCCATCATGGGCGTCACTGACCCGTACGCGGTCAAGAAGGTGACCGGATTGAAGGGTGCCCCGTAATGCCCGAGGTCACAGAACATCGGGTGACTGCGGCGACATGGGAATACCTCACGCCCGCAGGCACTCGGCGGCGCGCGTTTTTCGGCGAACTCGTCACGCTCGCCGACGAAGAGGTCGAGCGCGGCCTCGCCGTCGGTGCGCTCGGTGTTGAGCTGCCGGCCGAATCGACCGACGACGGCAGCGAAGCGGTCGAGGCGGATGCCACCGATGACGGCGACACCGGCAGCGGTGACGGTGGGGATGGCGATCCCGGCTCCACCGCAGGCGATTCCGGTAACCCGAGCCAGGCCACCGGTACCGAGGGTGATGCGCCCCGTAAGAAGCCGCTCAAGGCCGCGACCAAGCCTGTGCTGGTCGACTGGCTGATGGCCAACGGCACGTATGACCGTGACGAGCTGGAGGCCCAGGAGAAGGACGACCTGTGGGCGCTGATCGAGGCCACGGACTAGTTTCGTGACCGACTTCCTTGACGTAGAGGCGTTCGCCGCCATGTTCCGGCCGCTGTCGGCAGCTGAGAAACTGGTGGCGGCGCCTCTACTGACGGTCGTCTCCGATTGGATACGCGACAAGAAACCGGCCATTGCCAACGATGATCCGGCGGCCAAGGTGGTCACATTCGAGGTCACCCGGGACGCGCTGATGTATGGCGAGTTCGGCCCGGTCTCATCGTTCACCAAGACGGTGGGTCATCGCACCAAACAGGCTGCGATCGATCGTGAAGCCGTCGAGAAGTTCATCGCACGCCGCCACTACCGCATGCTCGGCCTGGCACTACAGGCCAAGGCGCGCGGCCACTTCCCCAGGGGTGACTACTGATGGACACCCTGGGCGGGCAGCGGCTCGCGATCGTGTGGGATGTTCCGGTGCTCGACGGGCAGGGTGACCCGATCCTGGACGAGTACCGCAAGCCGCAAGTCACCGAACGCGTTGTGTGGGTCGATAACTGCCTGTTCGAGGTGCAGTCGACGGCCGAGGACAACCAGGCCATCACCACCACAACCACTGAGCAATCGTGGGCGTTCCTGCCGGTCATCGATGGCCATATCCCCGCCGTTGACGGCACCGGTGCCGCCGCGCCCGTCGCGGTCGCCGACATCGGATCGGCGCACCGGATTCGCCACCTGGACCGCGATCACAGCATGGTCGGTGACGCGGTACTCGAATTCGACCTCGACGGCCGCGAAGATCACGTGTTCTGTATCTGCCAGCGCAGGGTCGGCTGATGGCCGCAGATCGCAGACCCAACCCGCTGGTCGCGTTGGGTGTGCCGCAGTCCGAGATCGACAAGGCGATCCACACCTCGGCGCAAGCCAAAGCCGAGAAGGCGCGCGTCGGAAAGGAGATGGCCGCACACGCCAAGTCCATCTCGCCGGTCGATCACGGCGACTACGGCGCGGCGTGGAAAGTGCAGCAGGGCAAGGGCCGTGACGATGACACCAAGGTCATCAACGACAACTTCAAAGCCCACTGGATCGAGGACGGCACCGGGGGCACCAGCCCAACACCGGAGTTCGCCGTCGCGGCCCGCACCGCCATCGCGTTCGGCGGCACCGCCGCCGATGTCATCAACAGGCCCGACTGATGACCGCCGCGCTGCATGAGCAGATGCCCCCCAACGCGATCGTGATGATGCTCGCCCACCTCGCACCACTGGGCCCCTGCGACATCGAACGCAAGCCCGACGATCCGCTGCCGTTCCGCCAAGTCAACATGATTGACGGCACCTACGACGCGAACCTGTTCTACTGCACCGCCGTCCTGTCAATCCACACCTTCGGCAAGACGATCACCGAGGCGCAGCGCGAGGGCATCAAGACCGATCGGCGGATCATGCTGCTCGGCAAAGACATCGTGGATGTGCCCATGCCCGACGGCACGGTCGCCAACGTCGACTACATCGACTTTCAGCAGCTCTCCACGCTGCGCGAATACAAGGCCGACAACGCCTTTCGCCTCAAGGCGATCTGCGAACTCGGCTTGTCCTTCATCTAAACGTCGCGGTCCCTCGATCGCGTCGCGGCGCTGTGCCGCACCAAATCGCCGGAATCTGTTCCCCTTTCCGGTTCCTCACCCATGAAAGGAGCGTCACATGACGCAACCCACACCCGGCGTTGACTGGAGCGACGGCGGATTCAACGATGTAGACAACCGGTTCGCCATTCGCGGCCCACTGGTGGCCGTGCTGATCCGCGACTACCGCGGCGCCGCGACCGATATCAGCCCGCACGTGTTCAACCCGCTCACCGAGGACGGCAAGCTACGCCCGGATCTGTTCGCGCAGCGCAAGATCGGCGGCGAATGGCGCACCAACCCCGAGCCCAACCAGGGCTGGCTGTTCATGGGTGCCAACACCAAGACCGGTGGCCCCGAGCGCGAACCGAACGTCGACGTCAGTCCGCTGGAGATCTTGCAGTCGAATTACCCGATCGAGAACGACATCACCAAGATCGGCAAGACGGTGAAGTTCACCCCGATCGAATCGCTCAAGCCGTTGATCAAGCGAGTGCGCAACAACCTGCCGCTACAGGACGAGGACGGCAACCTGCTGGTCGAGGACGCCGGTCAGAAGGACTTTTTCGTCGGCACCCCGCTGGAAGCCGATTTCGTTCCCCGGCAGCTGCTTTTGGTGCGCGCACGGTCCCGGGCCGGCGGCAAGCTGTACACCGTCGAGCCCATCCCGCTGTGCAAGCTGACCAAGATCGGCGCGGCCAAGATGGACAAGGAAGACGCCGACGCCGCCGAGTTGGAGTTTTCGCTCGAACCTGACCCGTTCTTCCTGATCCCCGATCCGCGCAACCCGGGCATCCTGATTCCCGGCCTGGATGGCGAATGGGTCGGCGGCAAGGGCTGGACCGCGATTCAGGGCGCCCCCAAGGTGTCGAACACCCCGCCGACGGTCACCCCCGGCGCGGCCGGTAGGGCCTCGATCGTATTCACCGACCCCACGGGCTCCGGTGATCCGTTCACCTTCGCCGTCGAAAGCACCGTCGATGACGGGACCACCTGGCTGCCCGCAGAGCTCGATGGGCCCGCGGTCTCGTCCGGTGGCAACACCACGGTCAAGGTCAAGGCGGTAGCAGCCGGTGCGACCAAGTTCCGCGTGAAGGTGACCGGCACCAACGGCGCTTCGGTCTACACCCCGAAGTCTGCCGCCGCGACCATCGCCTGATGAGCCCTCACCTGGCGGGCGTCGGGCTGCGCCCGCCAGGTGAGCCCCACCCCCATTCCAGCCCGAAACCCCAAGCCCACCAGCCCGAAAGGAACAACCATGAGCACCGAAGACACCAAGGACGTTCTACACCCCGTCGACCCCAGAAAGGCACGCGAGCAGGCCGCCGATCACCTCGGATTCATGGCAGGTGTGCCCTTTGATCTCGGCGACGGCGAGATGTGGGAACTTCCCAACCCGGCGTTTCTCGATACCGAGCAGCGCAAGCGGTACCGCGACTATCAGCGGGACATGAAGGCCCTCGACAAGGAAACGGTCGATCATCCTTTCATCGACGGCAAGACCATCGAGCAGAACGTCTATCCGTATCTCAAGGACGGCAAGGATTACGACCCCGACGAGCAGCTGTGCATCGCGCTCATGGGTGAGGACATCTACGCCAAGTTCCTCGCCGCGGGCGGTGTTCCCGGCCAGATCGATACGCACTGGAAGGTGATGCAGCGCCAGCTGGAGGAGCGGACAAAGATCGACTCCAAAAGTAATTGAGGCAGTAGCGCTGTGGTGCCGTTGGCCCAATGCGATCGAGGCTGATCTTCGTTTTCGCGGTGTGCGCATCGCTGATTGGCACCAGGGCACGCGTGATGAGCGCGGCGCCCTGGTGCTTTCCAGCCGTCAACTTCTGTCGCTGATCCACCAGCTGCCCGAAGACTCGGAGTTCAAAACCCATGCTCCGCCGCCGTTTGGGCGCGACGGCGACTGGACGGTCATGCAGAAGATCATCGCCGAGACGCACAACGAGCTCGCGGCATACCGGGCCAGCAAGTACGCGGGCACCCCGCACGAATACATGTACACCAAGTACTCATCGCCGCTGGATTCTCGCAGACAGCACGAACTTGACTCCGCGGAAAACGAATTCATCGCCTCGGCGCGAGAAGAGCTGCTAGAAGACGCGTTTGGCGACCAATGATCAGGAGGTGAACCATGTCCGTGCAGATACCCATCGGGGCCGCCGCTGATCATCGGTCGTGGAAGCGGGTTGCCGACGACGCCACACGCACATTCGGCAACGCGGGCAAAGACGCCGGTCGCGAGTTCGCCAACGCGCTGGCGGGCAGCTCCAAGGAAGTCGAGAAGTCGCTTAAGCGCATGGGCGACAGGGCTTCTGATGCCTACGACAAGGCATCGGATGCCGTTGGTCGACTCAAGTCCGAAGAAGCGCAGCTGCAGCGCCTACGCGACAGCGATGCCGATGGTGCCCGGATCGTGCGCCAGGCCGAAAGAGTAGAGACCGCCCGCCGTGCCGAATCACGCGCCGTCCGTGATGCAACGCAGGCCTATCGCGAATACCAGGAAGCCGCAGAGGAAGCTGGCCGCCGCAACAACACCAACTTCATCGGCGGGATGCGCGCTCAGGCTGGCCAGGCGGCCCAGCTCGGCCGCGACATGGCCGACGGATTCTCGGGCGGATTCACCCATGGCGTGAGCAGTGCGGCATCGATCGCCCGACTCGGCACCGCAGGCGGTCCAATCGGAATGGCACTGTTGGGCTTGACCGCCGTCGGCGTCCTTGTCGGAAGCCGGATCGCCAGCGGCATCGCCGACGGCATGGCCCAGTTGCGTGTCGAGGATGTGTTCCGAACTCGCATGGGTGTGGACAAGGACACCATGGGCCGGTTCAGTAGCGCCGCAGGTAGCGCATGGGCCAAGGGTTTTGGACAGTCCGCGCAAGAGAATCTGTCGACGCTCGACGTGGGATTTCAGGCACGACTGATCAACGCCAACACCAGTGAGCAGGACGCGCAGAAGTTCGTCGAACGCATGCAGACAGTCCAAGCGTTCACTGGCGAAGATGCCCGCTCGCTGGCACTCGGAGCGCGCGGTCTCGTCTCCGGCGGCATGGTTAAGAGCTATGTCGATGCCTTCGACCTGATCCTCGGCGCGCAGCAAAAGGGCCTCAATCTCACCGGCGACATGATGGACACACTCAACGAGTACGCCATCAACTTCAAAAACCTCGGACTAACCGGCGGCGAGGCACTGGGCCTGATCAACCAGATGTACGAGGCGAACATCCGCAACACCGATCTGGCCGCAGACTCATTGCGCGAGTTCGCCATCAGCGCCAACGACGGCTCGGTCAGCACGCGTGCGGCGTTCAAGGCATTGGGATTCGACTCCGACGCGATGGGCAAGTCTTTCGCCGCGGGCGGGGACGAAGCCAAAAGGGCGTTCGAGGCCATCATGGTCGCAATGGCGGCCATCGAGGATCCGCAACAGCGCACGAACATCGGGCTGGCGCTGTTCAAGACCCGATGGGAAGAAGCCAACACCGCCATCGCTGCCATGGACCTCAAGAAGGCCGGACAGCAGTTCGACGACATCAAGGGCAAGACCGACAAGGCAACTGACACCCTCCAGGAGCACGCCAGCGGTTGGACCAAGCTGGGCGACACCATCTCCAACGAGATAGACAAGATCGAAAAGAGGCTCGCCAACACCTCATTCGTGAAGTTCTTCAGTCAGAGCATCCCGAACTGGATTGGCGAGCAGGTAACCCACCCCGTCTACGGCGGGTCGGGAGGCGGGCGAAACAGCGCGGGCGATGAGATCACCGCGCCGACGACCCCGGTTCAGCTCGACCCGAATCTGCCCGGCGCTTTCATCCCCGCACCGGGCAGCACCGCCAACGCTATCGGCGACGGTGTGGGGCTCGGACTGGGCAACTTGATCAATCCCACGCCCGGCGTCCCGGTACCGGCCAACTCGCCACTGGCCCCCAAGCCGCAGCGTCCCGCAGGCCCGGCGCCAGCCGGCCCGGGAATGCCGTTCGACGAGGCCAAGAAGCAGATCGAGGCCGCTGACAAGGGCGACAAGACCAAGGCCCCGATCGATCCGAGTCTTTGGTCGGTGGAGTCAAAGCCCGTTGCCATGCCGCCAGGATTGGCCACGTCGCCCACCGCAGCGCCCGGGGTACTCGTTTCGTCTCCCAAGGGCGGGCCCGGGCTCGGTCGCTACGAGGTCGACCCCATGCGGGTGTATGACGCTGAGTCGTCGGCGATCCGGGCCAAGAACTCTCTGGAGCAGGACCGCATTGCGTTGATCCGGCTGGAGCAGCAGGGTAACGCCGATCAGGATGCACTACTGCGAGCGCGCAACCAGGTTGCCGACGCCGAACGCTCGTACGTCTCGGCGCAGATGAAACTGGCTGAGGCGCAGCAAGGTACGTGGAAGAAACTGGAGGGTGCAACGCAGGGCCTCGCCGACGGCATGGGCCAGATCGGCGCAGCGCTGGACAAAGATTTCGGGATCTCCAAGGGCCTGCCGGGGCTGGCCGAGAATCTGACCAAGTTCCTGGCCAATATGGCGGCGGCCCCGATTCTTGGCCAGCTCGGCGCGGTCAGCCAGCTCAACCCGTCCAAGGGCGGATACGGCGCCATGGGCATCCTGGCCGCCCAGGGCGCATTTGGGCCGCAGTACACCGGCTTAGGTGCCAGCACCGCCTACGGGCCGCAGGGTGTTGGGCCCGCAGCCCTCGGCGGCGGCATGGGTGCCTACGCAGGCGATGCGGCGCTGTTGGCGCGTGTGCCCGCGGGCCGCTACACCCAAGAAGAGCGCGGCGACCTGACCAAGGGGCTGGCTGATTGCTCGTCGGCGGTCGAGGATCTGGTCAACCTGATGGACGGTCGCCCCACCGCTGGTGCCTCGATGTGGACCGGTAACGCCGCCGAATGGCTCACGCAACGCGGATTTGTGCCGGGCATGGGTGGGCCGGGGGACTTCCGGGTCGGCTTCAACCCGCAGCATATGCAGGCCACGCTGCCGGGCGGCACCAACATCAACTGGGGCAGCGATGAGATGGCGGCACGTCGCGGCATTGGCGGAACCGGCGCCGACGATCCGGCATTCACTTCGCACTACTACCGGCCCACCACCGGCGGCTACAGCCCCGTCGCGCCCTCGGTAGGTGTTGCACCTACCCCGATTCCGCCCCCGGCCCCCGGTTATGCGCCTCTTGCCGATAGCGCCCTGACCAACCCGGGATTGACCAATCCTGCCCTGACGGCGGGTATTCCGGCCGCTGGTGGTGGGTGGGGTGGGGCTACCGGGCCTGCGCAGGCCTGGAGCCCGTCATCGACGCGCATTGGTGGTGTGGAACCGGCGACGGGTTCGGGTGCGGGCGGGGTCGGTATCACTCCCGGCGGCACCATCGATACCGCGATCGGGATGGCCGCCTCGGCGGCCGACATCTTCGCCCCCGGTGCCGGGCAGGCAGCGCAGACCGGGATCAAGCTGGCCAACAGGGCAATTCAGTTCGGTGCGCAGGCTGCAGGTATCGGGGTCCAGGGCGCGATGGATACGGTGCTGCCGACCGCGGGCTCGGAGCTGGCCAACAAGAGTTGGCTGACCAAGATCCTCGGTGGTGTCGCTGGCGCCGCCCCGGCGATCCCGAACGTGGCCGGGAAGGCGACCGCGCCACCGAACCCGAATCAGGGCGACCCGAACGCCCAAGGCGGCCCAGTCAAGGCGGGCGACACCAATATCCACGTCACCAACAACCGCGCCACCGAGGACGGCACCGGCCGCGATATCGCGTTCCATCAGCAGGCCCGCAACTCCGGGCCGGGGATGTGACCGTGACGATCCGCTATCCGGCCAACCCCGTCACACCCCATGGCTGGTATCACCTCGTCAACGGCGAAAAGCCCATGATGCGCCTGACCGCCTTTGACGGGTCGGTCGAGATGTTCATGATCGGCGGGTACGCGATTCCCGACCCGTACACGGCGCCGGAAGCCGTGCATTTGATCGACCTCGAAGGCCTGATCGCGCCGTGGAAGCACATCACCCAGAAGGGTGCGACCGAGGATGGCGTTCACCATATCGACGCGTTTTTGGATCCGGTCGAGGTCAAGCTCACGGTCAAGTGCCGGGGCCGCAATGCAGCGCGCACGCGCCGGGTCTATCGGCATCTGATCGATTCACTAGACGCCATCAAGTGTTCCCGGCTGGACTTTTTCGATCACGATGCCGGGTATTGGTGGGCGGACGTGCGTTGGTTCCAAGGCGGGCAACCCGATCCGGTTTCGGCTATGCGCAAGGGCACCTCGCAGAAAGCCACGTTGCGGCTGCAGGCCGATACCGGCACGTGGAAGTCGTTCGACCATGCGGACTCGTTCGCGTTCACCTACGACGCGATGACCGACACGTTCGCGGTCGATCATCGTCAAACCAAGGATCTCGGCGCGGTTCCGCAGCGCTACAGCGGCCCCGGCGGCGGGTTCTGCACCTCCTACAACGACCAAATGCGTTGGTGGGACGACCCCGAGCACGGGTTTGGCACCCAGTGGCGCCGGGTCATCAACGGGCCCTGGCCCGATTTCGACACCGATACCGATAACCAGGTCGTCTCCCAGGTGCACGGGGGATTTCAGGAGTGGTCGGTGCCCGACTCGGGCCGAAACATCCTGGGCGCGCGCATGAACCGCAATCCTGACGGCAGCTGGGCTGGCGACGGGGTGTTCGTCGAGTACGGCGCCGGATACCTGCGCCTGTACTACACGGTGAACTTCGTTGAGACCACCTTGCGCAGCTGGCCGCTGGCCATCCCCATCGGGCCGCTGCCGGGCGAGAAGTTCACGCTGGTGTGCGGCACCGAGGATCACCCGCGCACGTTCCGCGTGCTGCGCAACGACATGGAGATCTTGTCGGTCACCGAAACCGGCACGGGCTCACCTCTGGGCGTGGACCATCGCGGTGTCGGCAACGGCATGTTCGCCGCCGGAGCGGTGATCAGCCAGGCAACGCCATCCTCTATCCGCAAGCTGGCCGCGGGCGATAACGCTGCCGTAGCACAAACCGGGTTCCTCAAGCGCATCAACATCGGGGATCAGGACATGTACGACGACTACGTGCTGTTCGGGCCGTTCACCAAGGTCAAGATCTACGACGGGCCCGGCTCAGATGAATACGTCGAATTCGGGCCGCTGCTACCCAATCAGGTGGTGTTTTTGCGCACCGATCCGCGCGTGCACACCACCTTGGTGCAAGACCTGACCTCGGTGCCGCCCTCACCGCAGGAACTCGATTTGTTCCAGGACGCGGTCGCCAAGTTCATGAGCTTTGCGGGCATGAACGGTACGGCGTTCGCCGATCAGATCAAGTCGCAGTTCGGCATCGCCCCGCCGCAGGGCCCGCTGTACAAGTACCTCAAGGGCCGCTTCTCCAAGAACGCGGCGATACCACCGAAATCACCGGGCAATCCCGCGCAGCCGTATTTCGTGAAGGTCTCGATCGAGGGCGGCAACGCCGACTCGAAGATCATCGCCTCGGGCACGCCGCGACGGAGATACCCGCTCTAATGCGCAATGCGTTGCGCCCCTGCGATCCAGGGGCCATCTCGTGATGCCCATATCCGATGAGCAGCGCTGGGAGGCGGCCAAGCGCTCGGGCGATATCGCGCGGATCGCCACCACCGCCCGCGCCCTGACCGAGAAACGCTCGAAGGTGGACACCAGCTATCGGTTCACCGTCTGCGACAAGATGTGGACCCCGATGGCCTCGGTGGGCTCGGACCTGATGGAGGGTTCGGGCGCACGGCCGCGCAACGACTGCCCCACCGGCAAGCTGATGCTCAAGGGCAGCTCGCCGCTGATCCAGATGTTCATGGATTGCCGCAACACCCTGGTCGGGGTCGAGATGGAGACCGCCGGGAGCCGCACCAACTTCTACACCAAGGTTCACCGCTACCGCTACGAAAAGGGCGCGTGGACAGGCAATGTCGAGATGCGCGGCATTTGGGACATCCTGAACTACTACGTGATCTGGCCGACGTGGTGGCTTCCGTTGGCCGCCCAGCCCGTTTCGCACGCAATCTTCATGTGGGCCCTGCAAACCTGCGTGGAGAACATGGTCGCCGAGTGCGCGTTGCGCATCCAGTCCGGGTGGCTGGAGTTCGTCAACAACGGCCTGTCGCTCAACGGCGACATCCGGGCATGGTTCGGCACGATCCTGCAGGCCCTCAAGCGCGATGAGCTGTCGATAGAGACGTTCGGCAAGATGCTGCGCACCCCCACCTATGTGCAGCGCACCAACCCGTTTCTGGACACATCGCCGTTGTGCGCCAAGACCGTTCGCATGGAAACGTGCGGCACGGTCATCAAGGATGTCACCCGCGCCTACGGCGTCGATACCCGCATGGACCTGTGGCGCCCGGGCGACCCGCAACCGGACAAGTGGGCCAACCTGGATTCGCCCACCTACGTGTTTTCCACCCGGGACCGCCAGCAGATCACCGGTCCCACCAAAACCGTTGCCGATTCGGTGATCAAGACCGTCATCGACCTCGGCGGATCACTCGGTGACATCTTCAAGCCAGTCATCCAGCAGGTACCCGGTATGGACGGGGTGTTCTACGCACCCAAGCTCGGTGTCGATTTCGAGCAGCCCTACGCCTACCTCGTCGCCCCCGAAGAGGGCGAGGACTCCAATATCATCAGCTGCGAAATCGCCGACCACACCCCCGAGGGCTGGCAACACATCATCGGCGGTCGTTCTCCAAAGTGGTTGAACGATCTTATGAATGCCACGTTTGCGTGGCTGATCGATTCGTTGATGATCGTGGTCGGGTTCTCCGGCATCCCGTCAGATCTGCTCTCGGGATTCCTCAACAACAGCTTCCTGGCGTTCCAGATGGTCCAGGTGTACCAGGTCCGCGACGAGGTGGGCCCCTTTCATCCGGCCATCGAGCGGTTCTACCCGACCGCCAGCGCCCCGTACAACATCGAAACCATGTTCGCGTTCATCAACGCGATTTTCGATGCCCAAGGCGCTACCACGGCACAGGTCACTTTCCGCAACGGCGACCAATATGCCTTGGGCCGAGACATTTTCGAGGGCGGCCTGATGTCGCTGGTGTATCACCGCCGCACCAAGATGATCACCGACTACATCGAAAACACCATGTGGCGCATCACCCCCACCGAGCAGACCACCCTGGTGCAGCTCGGTGACGGCCGCCGCGACGAGGCCCCCTTGGGCAGGATCCAACGCTTCATCACTGGCGCATTTGAAGCCATCAACGTCATCACACTGGCCCCCCAGTCCTAACCGGAGGTAACCCACATGGCTTGGCCTATCGTCGATTTCAACGGCGCACGCTACTACCAGGGACAAGGCATCACCCTCGTTCCTGTCGACGGCACCGGTGTTGCGCACGTGCTGCTGCGCGAAGACGGCGGAATCATGGGAGGGGTGTCCGGGGTCGAGCAGGGCCCGCCCGGAAAGCATGCCGAGTTCGACACCAAGATCGCCCTGACCCCGCTGGCGCCGGAAGACGCGACACCCGATTCGGCATTTTTCGAACTCATCACTCCCCCAACGGATACCACGCCCGGCAAGTGGAAAATGCACCTGGCGCTACACACCGGCAAGACCGGTAAAGACGGCGCGACGCGCTGGAATCCGCTGGACCTGTCGACCAATCCCAAGGCAGGGTGGATTCCGGCCGTCAAAACCGACCTACTCGGTTTTGAGCTTGTGCCGCAAAAGATTGCCGAGGTGTTCTACCCGGGCGAAATCAAGAACATCGGTACGGGCAACGCGAACGGGACTATGGCCGCGATCGACATCCCTGCGCGCCCGTGGCCTCGGCGCATCCGCGCACAAGGCCAAACGGTCGTTACTGGCGAAGCGGCCGACGTGCGCGTGAATCTGCTGGCCCGGCTCAACGGCGAGACCAACGGCAACATCGTGGGCCGCTGCGTGGGCATCGCCCAGACTGATCGGCTGGCGTTCTCACCGGGCAAGCCCATCGGCCCCGGCAGCACCACCGACGACTACGACACCATTGCCGCTGGCACCTCGGCCACCGTACACATCCGGTGCGAGCGCCAAACCGGCACATCGACGTACACCGCCACCGCCGCGATGTCGCACTTCAACATCGAGGCCTGGCCGCTGTGACCGACAACCTGCCCGAGATCCCCGATTGGGCAAGGGATGTCCCCTCGGCCCCGGTGCACCGCGAGCAAGGCGGCGGTCTCACGCGGCCGTTCACAGCCCAACAGCTCCAGGAGTTCGGCAAGGGGTTCATTGAGCAGTTCCTCGGTCGCGTGGTGCTCGCGGTCATGGGGCACCTCATTCCCGGCGTGGGTTCGTTTGATCAGCTGCGCGAGTGGGCCAAAGACAAACCTGGCCTTGGCGATCTGGTCGAGCTGCTGACCGGGATCGAGGACGGCGACGAAAATGATTTAGGGACATGGGCCCTCGGTATCCGCAACGCCCTGGCTGGCATCGATCTGGCCCATCCTGAATCGATCCTGACCGCTATCGCCAAGGTGGCGGGCCAGTTCTTCAAGGGCGTCATACCGGCGTCGTGGGTGGCTGATGTTGCCCACGACCTACTGGGCGGCGCTGGCGGATTCACCGACCCGAAGATGGTCGAGGACAACCCGTACTGGCGATTCGATGCCGCCCAGAACGGGCACTTGTCGGGTAAGTCGATCTACCTCAACGCCGATGGCCAGCTGCATGCGATCAGCATCAAAGACCCGTTCAACGTAGCTGCCGGCCAGGCGGTGGACATCTCCGCATCGGCGATGTGGCAAGGCGTCTCGGCTGCAGCGGGGTCCAATCCGATCCGGTTGTGCATCACCCCGTTTGCCCCCGATGGCACCAAGCTCCCCGATATCGTCATCAAGAAAATTCAGCCCGTGGCCGCGGATTCGTCCTGGATACGTGCCAGCCTGACCGGCTCGTGGACGGTGCCGACCGACGGATCGGTCAAGTCCGCGACAGTGACCCTGGTCGTGACCGAGGGCGCCACAGCCGGCCGCATCCACTTCTCCAACGTCACCTCGGTCATGTCGAACCTCGGGCCGCTGCTCGGCAAGTGGAGATCGTTCTTTGACACCCTGGGCGGCAAAGCCAATTCGGACATCGCCGATTTCGAGCAGCGATTCGCCGCGATCACCGCCGACGGCAAGATCACCGCCGAGGAAATCATCGGACTACTCGGGTTGGGCAATATCCCGAAGCTGCCCCCGGCCAAGGTGCACAGCCCGATCGGCAGCACCGACATCGGAGAAGACCTCAAGGACACGTGGAACAACTTCTGGAACGCGGTATTTGGGGACGGATCTAGTGGCAGGGGTCCTGTCGATGTATCCACTGCGACCGCTGCCCTCAAGAAGAAGGCCGATGACGCGTACGCGGCCGCGGTGTACGCCACCGATGTTGTGAATCTGCCACGACTGACCCCCCGCTGGATGTCCACAGGCATCAACGACGATGTGTCGTTCCCCATCATCAATGCACAGTCGACATTCGTACCGGCCGATCAAAAGCTGGTGTTCATCCCCATCACGCCGGGTGTTGAGCGCACGTATCGAACCGTGAAATTCGCCATCACCGGCAATGGCATGACGCAGTGCTACGTGGGCGTGTACCGGATCAATGAGTCGCTGCAAATTCAGAAGGCCGTCGACCTCGGGAACGTCAAGGCACGGCTATCGGGCACCAGCCGCGTGCAAGCTCTGACAATTCCGTCGCCGGGATTGACGGTGCCCAAGGGTCAGACCGCGTTCATCGGTGTGCTGCAGGTCGGCAACCCGCAGGGCCTCTACACCACACCGGCCATGCCGACCGTGCTGGAAGTCGTGCAGAACATCCCCCTGTTCTTCACCCAGGACGGCGGCACCGGCTACACCTCCCTGCCCACCCTGGTGGGCGGGCACGTGGAATTCACGCCGGTATGGGGCGCCCTGGGCGAGTCGACCAACTTGGCAGATCAATGGACCGAGTACTCATCCACCGGGGCGAACCTGCCCCTGGCCGTCTACGACATCCCCAGCGCCAGCACCGTGCTGTACCTGGCGGGCTGCGGTGGCGGGGGTGGAGGCGGCGGCGGTGACGGCGGCTGGAACAAGCCCGGCGAGGGTGGCGGCGGCGGTTCCTGGAACTCGCTACGGCTGGAGCGCGGCGTCGACATCCCGGGGTCCGTCACTCAGATCACGGTGCAGTCCGAGCGCGTGGGTTCACCCACAGGTATTGGCGGCGAGCCCGGCAGCAAGGAGACCGACGGCAAGCCGGGCCACGACATCGTGTTCCGCAACGGCACCGACAACAGCGAGATCCTGCGCTGCGCTGGTGGCCGACGGGGGCGCCTGGCCTATGGCAGCTTCTACAACCGCGACTCGGTGGGCTACGGCCCCGGCGATCTTGGGTTCTCCGCGCGCCTGTTCAAGGGCGGGCAGAACACCCCGCCCAGCGCTTCGGTGGGTGCGGCCAACGGCGCCCCCGGCAACGGGCCCGGTGGCGGCGGCGCGGGCGGCGGCGGTGGTACCGGTGGCAGCGCCGGTACCGGCGGCTGGGGGGCCGCGGGGTACGCCGCGATCAAGGCGGTCTGATGCCCTGGTCCACCAATCCGTCTGCGCCCTCGGGGCAATCGAGTAGGTGGTCGACCAATCCCGATCCGCCCTCGCCGCCATCCATCGGCAAGTGGGTCTGGATGCCACGGGTCACCGTCGCGGACTCGGCGGTCGGCGCAGATCTGGCCCGGCTGCTGCGGGTGGCCCACACGGGCATCGATCAGGGTGTTAGCGCAGACCTCGCCGTCACAGGAGTGGGCCTGGCCGCCAGCGATACCGGCCGGGGCGCCGACCTGGCGCGGGCGAAGCTGCGCCTGGCTGCACCAGACGCCGGGATAGGTGCCGACTCGGCCCGCCCCGGTGTGCGCGCCACCGATTCGGCCGTAGCCGCCGAGATGGCGCAGATGCTCCCCCGCCTGGCCGCCGTCGGTGCCGCCACGGCCGCCGATATCACGGTGCTGTCGCGGGTTCGGCTTCCCTCCAGCGCCAGTCAAGCCATCGGGGCAGATACCGCCACCGCCCGGTTCAGTCCGCAACCGGCAGCGCTGACCGCGATCACCGCAGTCGGCACGACCGTCGTCCCGATCCCGGTGTGGTGCCGCTATCTCGATCTGGCGCTGGTCGGCGCTGGCGGCGGCGGTGCGAGCTCGGGCACGTTCTACCTACTCGGCGGCTTCCCCGGCAGCCCGGGAACCTGGGCCACCACCACTTTGGAGCGGGGCGTGCACATCCCCTGGACCACAACAACCCTGACATTCGTCATCGGCGCAGGCGGCGCAAAGGGTAGCGGCGGATTCGCCGGAACCGCGGGCGGCCCAGGTGCGGCAACCACCGCTATCGGCGACGGATGGGCGGGCCTGTCCGCTGCTGGCGGCGCTGGTGGCCCGCAGCACCCCACCGGCATCAACGCCAACGACGGCCCCGGCCCGGGCGACAAGACCTACAACGGCGTGACCTACCCGGGCGGCGCCACGCAAACCTCCGATGGCGGAACGGGCTACGCGCCCGGCGGTGCCGGTGCGGGCGGTGCCAACTTCGGCGGCCCCGGCGGCATCGGCGGCACAGGCGGCGCCTGGTGCCGCGCATACCAGTAACCGCAGGAGGGACCACCCAAACATGGCCAACCCCAACGACATCGACAACTACTCATTCCGAATCCACTTCTACAGCAGACGCGAAACCTCCTATTTCGACATCTACATGAACGACGGCCCAATCGGACTGATCAACGGAAACTACTACCTCGACGCGGCCCCACACGACCCGAACGTCGGCGAATGCCTCCTGCAATACGTCCCCAAGCTCAACACCACCATCTGGGACTTTGACGACGACAGCCTTCCGGTCAACACCGAGGATTACCTCTGGTACCAGGTCAACGAAACCTACGTCATCACAGGCGATTACCAGCCCTTCGGCGGCCTGATGATCGAGGGCCAACTCGGATGCGCCTACCTCAAATCCGTTATCGCCCCCTACAGAGACCACCAATGGACGACCGAATCACCCCGCAACGTCGCGCTGGGATACACCCCGCGCATCAGCAGATGGACCACCTGGGAAACCCCGTAACCAACAGAAAGGCCCCCGCATGTCCGAATACCAAGGCGCGCACCGACGCGCCTGCTGCGCCGCAATCACCGCACTCGGCAACCGAATCGGCCTATTCGCCGGTTCCACCCGCGTAGGCACCGCCTACGCCGACACCACCTGGGCCACCCCAGTCGATGTCACCGAATCCGGCATCGACAAGGCATCATCCACCGGCTCGCTGGTGACCATCTCGGTACCTGGCGGCACCGTGGCCAACGGCACGGTGATCAACCGGTACGGCGTGTTCAACGGCGCGACCCTGCTGCGCACCGAGACACTACCGGTCTCCCTGACCGTCAACGACGGATCACAGCCGTTACAAGTCGATGTCACACCAACATTCAAGTTCTGGGGGGTGTAGTCATGGCCCGCCAGCTGCTCAAATACGCGGCCTTCTACGCCGCACTTGCCGCCCTCTCATTCCGGCTCGGCTGGTGGGCATCCGACCAGCTCTCGTCCTACGCCCAAGAGATCGACCCACGCATCGAAAGGAAGTACACCCGATGAGTTTCCGCACCGTGAACGGCAACACCCACACAGAGGACGGCTGGCGGTGCTGCAATCGGGACGAATGCGACATTGTACGCATACCCGAGCTGTACCTCGTCGACACCGCGCCCCTGCGCAAGGGCGCCCCGCTGATCATCCTCGGCGCCTGGCTGTACTGGTATGACCGCAACGTCGAGGAGATCACCTCCCCAGTATGGGGCTGGTCACTCGACAATGACGTGCTCGGCACTCCCGGGCGCAACGACGGATCAAATCACCTGTCGGCCACAGCCGTTGACGTGATGGCGCCCAAGTACCCCTGGCAGCGGTACACCATGGACGCCGCCACACAGGCCAAGGTCCGCAAGGGCCTGGCCCTGTTCGAGGGCTCGGTGTTCTGGGGCCGCGACTGGTCGCGCCCCGACGAGATGCACTACCAGATGGCCTGGCCCGAGGGCGACAAACGCAATGACGCGTTCGCCGACAAGCTGCGCGCCGGATACCTCGGAATCTACGCGCCCGCGCAGCCCCCGGCGGTCGATCCTATTGCGCTACACCAGAAATTCGTCAAAGAAGCTCCCGACCGCAAGCTACTGGAATACATCGCCGAACAACTCGGCCCGGGACATCCCGACTGGGCATCAAAAGGTATGACGCTGCGTGACAAGGTGTGGTCCAAATGATCCGCATCGGAGACCGCAATGAAACGGTCCGTCGGTGGCGGGCCGTGATGAACGACTGGTTTGGCCCGCTGTACACCCGGCTGTTGGGGCCGCTTCCGCAAGACACCGACGAGTTCGGGCCGCGTGCTGCCCTGTGGGCCGCCGAGTATCAGCGCCGCACCGGCCAGATCCCCACCGGGCAGGTGTCCGACGATGACCTACGCGCGCTGGGCATCACGCCCCCGGCCCCGCCCGCCAATCGCCACCTCGGGCTGATGTTCCGGGGCACCGGAGGCATCATCGGCCAGGACTACGTATCTCGCGTCATGCAAGCGGTGGCCAACCTCGTCGAGGAAGTGCACCCCGAATTCGCCGCGACCATGGGCGGTCTGCCGGTCGGCGCCGCGGGCAGCCCCGGTGACATCTCAATGGCCAAGGCCGTCGAGATCGCGGTCGCCGACGCACAGCGCATCTTCCTGGAGCGCTACCGCGCCAACCCCAACACCAAGGTCGTCATCGGTGGATACTCGGCTGGCGCCGTCGCGGCGGCCAGATTCCGCGTGTGGCTGCTGGAGCACTACCCGAACAACTACCTGTGTTCATTCAGCATCGGTGACCCCACCCGACCCCACGGTGGCAGCTACTACGGCGGCCCGGTCCTTGCTGGGCAAGGCATCTCGTCACGGCGCTACGGCGACATCACCGACTACCGGCACTGCTGGCTCACCGACCCCGGCGACATGTACGGCAACATCCCTCTGGGCGTGGTCGGGGACATCATGGACGACTGTTTCGACATGGTGACCGCATTCCAGATCACCGACCCACTCGGGGCCGCGGGCGCCATCCTGCCCAAAATCCCCGAAATCGCCGCCAAGGCCTTGGGTATCGAGCTGCCCGCCATATTCGGCGCCCTCTCTGGCGGCCCCAACGGTATCGCCGCGCTCGGCCTACCCATGGTCCTCGGCGGCCTACAAGGACTACTCGGCTGGGGCGATATCAACAAGCTCACCGGGCCCGCGGCCGCCGCCCAAGCCGCCCTGATCGCGCTGCGTTTCGTCACCACCACCCCACCGACCGCCGCGCACATTCAATACGAGTACCGCGAGGTCTGGCCCGGCCAAACCTATCTCGGGCTCGCCATCCAGCACGTCCGCGACTGGGCCAGCCGCACCCCCGCCATAGCCGCGTAGATCAGCCTGCCCCCGCGCGAGGAGAGCGCGCAGGGACTCCCCCACCGTAGCGCTCCCTATCCATGGCGCCATCGAAAAAACTCCCTCTGAACTGCCCAAACGCATTTATCCACAACCCAACCGCCGAGAGGACCCGTCATGCACATCACCATCCCGCCCTGGCTCAAGGACGCCGCCGTCGACGCTGCAGAACGTGCCATCAAGACGTTCGCGGGTGGCTTCATCGTCGGCGCCAACCTGGCCGACGCGGCAGTGAACGCAGCCCTGACCGAAATCGATTGGCAAAGCGGCATCAATGTCGGCGCCGGGACGCTGGCGGTATCGCTCATCTTCTCTGCGGCATCGATCAAGCTGGGCCGATCCGGTACCGCCTCGGCCACCAAGGCGGTCGTACCGTCCAGCCTGTTCAAGCTCGTGGCGGGCGGCGGCCGGTGAGCCCGGATCAAATTCAGGCCATCGGCGGAGCCATTGTCGCTATCCTCGGAGCCTGGCAGGCCCGCACCTCACGCAAAGTGCGCGACCTGGAAGCTCGACTCGCCAGCGTCGAAATCCAACGCGACCAATACCGCGACAAGCTCAGAGCCGCAGTTCGACACATCCGCGCCTGGATGGCATGGGCCGTTACGCACGCGTCCAGGATCCCTACACCCGAACTACCAGCGGAACTGATCGACGAGATCTAGCCTCCTTGGGGCTTGCCGCCCCGAGGCGGCATTTCTGCACAGTATGTCGGCACCTCACGTTACGATGTCATGCCTGCTCAAGGCAGTATCATCGCAAGTAGACGGGAGGTGACGGGCATGGCATTGGTGGTTGATCAAGCAAGGCAAGACGCCGCGGCAACAGCGCGGGATTACGCGCGCCCAGGCATCTTCCCTGTCGACGTCGCCGAGATTGCCGGGGCAATGGGCGTCAGGGTTGAATACACGCATCTGAGAGACGGGGTATCGGGCATGATCCGTTCAAACCCGCCGGACATCCCAGTTGTCTATGTTGACGCTACTGAAGTCCCAGCTCGCCAACGGTTCACCATCGCCCACGAGTTGGGTCATTACGTTGAACGAATGAATCAGGGCCAGAACAACTTTGCGTTCGTTGACGAGCGCGGAACCAAATACGATTTGCACGAGTTCTATGCCGACGAGTTCGCTGGAAACCTCCTAATGCCGGAGGATGAGATCGGGCGTCTGGAAAGGTGGGGGAAATCTCGAGTGGAGATGGCAGCACATTTTGGCGTCTCGCCGGCAGCGCTCAACACGCGCCTTAACAGACTGGCGCGTCGCAAACAGTGA